TCTTACTGTCCAATATTTATTTGATAGTTTCTTCGTTATTGTCATGAAACGTGAAAGAATGTTGATTTGCTTTTGAGAAATTTCTAAGCGATTCTCTGATTTCTTGTTTGAGTTTTGCTTTGCCATACCAATCAATTTTATTTAGTAAATGAAGATCAAGTTTATCAAATAAATATTTAATAAACAAATTGTCCCGTATAGTTAATTGAAAGTCATAAAAAGCAAGAAGCATAAATAAATCACGCTTCTTCTTTTCTGGTAACTCGTTATACATCACTGCCATACGAGTTATAAACTCTTTATTGCTTTCCATCTGCTTTCTTCTTTGGTCTGCCTGCTTTCTTCTTTCTTACAGTATTTTCTATATGTCGCAGTGCAACCTCTACAGTATTAATACCAGTGGCATTTCTTGTTGTACGTGAAGCACACTCTTTGATGCCATATTCATTACTGTTTATTCTATCATTCATTGTTAACATTGATAGAGTATTGTAAGCTGATAAAGCAACAGCTAAAAGAACTAAAATTAAGTTTAAAGTTGTCATTTTACTAAGAATAATAAGTTAATAAAAAGAATAGGTAGTGATATACTACCTATTCATAGCTAATTAAGGGGAGGACTAAAATGGTATATCCTCAGTTGCTACAGGTTGAGTTGTTGGAGCTAAAACTGTTGCTTTGTCGTGAGAGATATAAGTATCTTCCTCACTCATGTCAAATGTAACCCAAGTATTACGATAAATTGATTTACCGTCCTTTGTCAACACATCTTTTGTCTTAGGATTTATTTTAGGGTTTTGTTCACCACCATCCCAAGTACGCTGATTATGCGTTTCTTGAATTACAATCTTACAAGCCACTGCTTTCTCTGTTACATTTGCAATTTGGTCTGCAAAGAAACAAATGTTGTCATTTTCAGACTCAAATATACCATACATTTCAATAAATGTGGCATCTACATTACGAAATGCAACACGCTTTTCTACATTAGCACCTACAATACCTGGCATAAAGAATCCTAAGTCGCCTGATGTTTCAGGTTTCTTAATTTCTTGTCTGAGAACCAATGTAAATACATCTGAATTGCTCGTTGTAAGGATTTCATCTACTCTTACTTCTGTTGTTGTTTTGTTTTCTAACATTTTACTGTTGTTTTAAATTAATAAATTGATTCAGAGTTATGCATTATGCATAGTAAAGCATGCAGGAATCGAACCTGCACTTGTACCATATGCTTTGAAAATAAGTACAACATTCACCGATATAGTTCTTAAACAGAGCATAATTGCACGGCTTTCACTAAGTTGTACTTATTGTGATTTAGCTATATATTATAATCAGATAAGTTTGATTACAATTTGATTTGTTATGTTTTTGTGGGTTTGATAGGAGGTAACCACAACATCACGTAAAGTGTCACCATTAGTACGCCTACCATTGTTTAGTAGGAGTTTAAGGCGAGTATATGTTGTTAAGTACCGTCCACTCCAAAGATTAGTAGGAGTCAACGGCGAGATTAAAAAAAGAGATGTACATAGTACATCCCTTAATTAGCTAGCTTAGTCCTGTGTTACCACCGGAGAGCCATCCATACGCACAAGACGCTTCTTTAGGTACACTTCTTTGTGAAGAACCTTACCTTCCTCATCTACAATATCAACTGCAGACCAGTTATCAGTTGGTTTCTCTTCAACAAAGTATCTATATGCTTGAACACCGTAGATAAAGAAGTCCTTATCTATGTGCTCTTCGCCTAGATATTTATCTACCACAGACTCAAGCGTAACCATAGCATCTTCATCAATGTCTTCAAGAGACATGTCTTTGCTTAGATACGTGTTACCTACCCACTCACGATTCAGAGTTGAAACATGATAAGGAATAGTTACCTCAAACTTGTTGAATGCAAGCTTAGAGCCTTCACATACATGAACGATCACATAGTCAGGATTCGTTTCAGATTCAACTACTTTCGTAACACGGAAGAATTGATTGAACTCTTTACGAACACCTAGATTATGTGCTGGATACTGTCTTCGAGCTGACGCCTCCGCAGCATTTACAGTTTGTCCTACCTTTGCAGATAGCTCACTAATTGACTGTGGAGTCGTAGCTCCTTTTGCTAATTTTCCCATAGTTTATATTATTTAGGGTTAATAAATATAGCAGCAACAGCTAGCAACCGTTACTACCTTTCACAGTTGGGTGGAGCCGAACACCCACGGGGGTGTTTGATCCAACCAAAACTTGGTAGGGGTAGCAGGTTAGGAGGTCTACAAACTCATTTTCTCAGAAAATATTTTTTTTATATAAAAATTTTATTTACGTTTGCAAACTGGGTTACCAAACTAGCACTTCAATCAGAGACGATTGTTGGAACAGACAAGTATCTTCGTTTGATGTTTGAGAGTTGAACCAGCAATGACTCTCCCAATTGAAAAGTTAGTGGCGTTTCAATTTGGTTTTCTTTTGGCCACTTTTCTTTTAACAATTAAGTGTGAGATATGACAGATCCAAAAGAACAAGCAAAGGTAATATGGGAATCTTGGATAACGGATTCCACGGCTGAAGAAGAATATGTGTATGAATATGGAGAAGGGTGTGAAGATTGATATTTTTAAGGAATTAAATAAGTTTAATGAAGTAGTGTTCACAGAAAGGGGGCACACGTATACTGTCGGGGGGCAAAAAGCAACATCTGTGACCACCTTCATTGGACAATTTAAAGAAACTTTTGAGAGAGACTTTTGGGCAGCACGTTCTGCAGAGAAAGAGAACGTAAAACTGCAGGACATTCTAGATAAGTGGGATTCGATTAGTTTACGTGCATGTAATAAAGGTAGTAAGTTTCACGCATTCGCAGAAAACTACATAAATAATAAGATACTCACTAATGTAATGTATGACTTTGATTTAGATATAAAAGCGTACAACAAAATTGAATCCTACTTTTTAGAATTTTATGAAGAATCCAAAGAAAATCTTATACCTATTCGCTCTGAGCTGTGCGTTGGTTCTAGGGATCTTGGGATATGCGGTATGGTTGACCAGCTCTACTATTCAAATACTCTTGAAGGGCTGGTTATATTTGACTGGAAGACAAACAAAAAAATGAGTTACGCAAGCAAGTATCAAAAAAAGATGCTTGGCCCTGTTTCCCACCTAGAAGAGTGTGAATTTTCTACATACTCCTTACAACTTTCCTTATATAAGTATATAATAGAATATGAAACTAATCTTAAGATAGAAGATTGTTTTATAGTTTGGTTTAATGAAAAAAATGATAAGTATAGACTTATTAAATGTGCAGACTATAGTAAAGAAATTATAGACATGTTGGATTATAATTAATTTTATTATATTTGGAGCATGATAATTCCAATTAATAGTGACATACCAAAATCTATGAAGGCATATCTTCAAGTTCTTAATCCTATATTAAAACTAAAGGATAAAGAAATAGAAGTGCTATCTAGTTTTTTATCTGTATGGCAGTCTAATAGAAATAATCAAGAGATAAATAAAAAGTTATTTTCCACTCCGGTTAGAAAACTAGTTAGGAAACAAATTGGTATGTCTGAAGCATCTTTTAATAATCATATTACAATGCTTAGAAAAAAACAAATGATTATAGATAAAAAAATAAACCCTAATATTTTAAGCGCTATTAAAAAAGACGGTATAGAGGTAACGTATAGATTAACATGGACAAAATAATTAAAAAGTTATCTAAAAAGTATAATATTAGTGAGTTTAAAACAGAGTTAATTGTAAAATCTCAATTTGGGTTATTAAAAAAAGCAATAGAGTCTGGAGATTTTAAATCTATTAGATTAAAACATTTAGGCATTTTTACGGTTAAAAAGAATAGATTTAATTATTATAATAATGGCAGAAGAGGAAAAGAAAAACAATCTTAGTGGGGCCGCCTCCAAACTCTCTGAGATATATAATGGTTGGAAAAATGTAGTATTTCCAAATGAACATATAGAAAAAATTGCAAAAGCTAGAGCATCAATATGTGCTGGCTGTGAGCATAATGTAAAAAGTAGATGTAGAAAATGCGGGTGTCCGTTAGTTGCAAAAACAAGATCAATGCAATCTCACTGCCCACTTAAAAAATGGTAAATTATGATTAACTATGAACCTTTAGGACAACATATTGTTGTTGAAATGCCCGATGTGGCGAATGAAACGGATAGCGGGATTATTAAATCTGAAGCTATGTTAAAAGAAGAAAGAGATAAAAGAGATGGGCATGCTAAAGTTGTAGCAGTCAGTAAAGATGTTAAAAATGTAAAAATTGGAGATATTGTAATACCAAAAGGCCAAGGATTTATGGTTAAGGTAGAAGATATAGAATATTTTCAAATGAACATGTTTGATGTGTTAGGCATTATTAAAAAAGAACCTAAGATTAATTATCTAAATGATACTAAACGGGTTTGATATAGAAGCAAATTTTTGGAAACTTAATCCTCAACTAAGAATCCCCCTTCCGTTTGCTGCTATCTATAAGCAAGATAAAAGCAAATCTAAAAGCAAAAGCTCACAGGTAATGTGGGCTATTGCTCTTTTAGTCGACCCTGATTCTAAATTTTCAAATATATCCTATAATAATAGGCAGTCAATGATTGCTAAAGATTATTTAAAGGATGAAAAGTTTAATTGGAGTGGTTATAAGGAAGCAATAGTTTTTTATGAAAGGTCATTAATAAGTCCTGCTAAAAGACAGCTTATGGTGTGGGAGAAAAAGATGGATGAGAAAACTTTATATTTAGATACACTTACTTATGAAGATAATGCAGATACTATTGAAGGACTACTTAAAACAAATGTTAAATTGTTTGAGGATTATGAACGTCTTCTTAAACTCGTGGATAAAGAAAATAACGAAGGCTCTACAAAAGGTGGAGCTGAAGAATCAGCCTCCGAGAAGGGATTAATATGATTTCTAATAAATCTTTTATACTCACTGAAATACCAAAACTACACCCTGCAAGTGAAGAATATCTTTTGTTTTGGAGAGAGGAGAAAAGAAAATGTATTGAAGGCTGTTGGGCTGGAGGTAAGTGGATGCCAGGTAACTTATATTTTTATATAAATTACTGGACTATACTTTTAAATAAAACTGCACACTCTAAAAGCAAAACACCTGGTAAACCTTTTTTGCGAGATCTTGAATGGGAGTTTTTTTATAACTGGGTTGAAGCTAGAGGATTCTCTGGTTTTGAAGATGACACCTACACTTGTAATAGAGATTACATAGGCCAAGATAATTACGTGCCCGCTAGAGAATATCTAAGAAAGATACATGCAAAAAAGTTAGGTAAACCATTATTTGATAATGAAGCTAAAAACTTTATGATGATGGGTAGCCGTGGTTTCGGTAAATCATATTCTGTAGCTGGTGGTGTGGCAGGGCATGAGTTTGTGTTTGACGGTATGAAATCGTATGACCCGGATTCTATAAACAGCGTTCCATCTACAGAGATAGTTGTTGGCGCAGGAGATGCTAAATATTCTGGAGATATATTAAAAAAGACACAGTTTGGTTTGGATAACTTACCAGGTGGCATAGAAATTGGAGATAAATTTTACCCCTCACCTTTTTCTAAACAATATGGGGGTAGTTGGTACTCTGGTAAAGAAATAGTTGCCGAGTACAAGAAAAAGTTGGGAGGTACCTGGAAACTTTTAGGTACAAAATCTAAAATAAAACATAGAACATTTAAAGATAACCCATTTGCTGCCAATGGTACTCGTCCTGCTGTAATGGTATTAGAGGAGATTGGTATGTTTAATAACTTGAAAGCCTCACATGAAGCTTCCGTGGAATGTATGAAAAACGGGGCATACAAGTTTGGAAGCTGCATGTATTTAGGCACGGGGGGTGATATGGAAGGCGGGGGTACCGTTGACGCTCGCGATATGTTTTATAACCCTGATGTCTATGACATGATCTCGTTTAAAGACGAGTGGGAAAATAAAGGAAAGATCTCTTATTTTGTACCTGCATATAGAGGTTTAAACCAATTTAAAGATAAAAACGGAGATACGCAAGAGCAACCAGCGAAAGATTACCTAGATAAATTTAGAGAAAAATTAAAAAAAGGTAAGAACTCAAGAAGCGCACTTGATGCAGAACTGCAAAACAGACCGCTTGTACCATCAGAGGTATTTCTTACACGAACAGGTAATTTATTTCCAGTGGCTGATTTATTAAATAGATTGGCAGAGTTAGAAGCCTCTAATAGAGAGCGTAACCACGATTACATCGGGGAACTTTATATAGAGTCCGCCTCTAAAAAAGTAAAATGGAAACCAAACCCAAAGTTAAAGCCTATCTATGATTTTCCTGTAAGAGGAACTGATGATATAGCAGGATGCATTTTGATATACGAGATGCCATATGAAGATAAAGATGGTGACATTCCTTATGGTATGTATCTTGCAGGCACTGATCCTTATGATCATGATGAATCTACCACTTCTTCATTAGGCTCTACATTTGTATTAAATAAACTTACAAACAGAATAGTAGCAGAGTATACAGGTAGACCTGAAACAGCTAATAAGTATTATGAAAATGTTAGACGCCTGCTTAAGTTTTACAATGCAAAGTGTTTGTATGAAAATGAAAGAAAAGGATTGTTTCAATATTTAGAGCATAAACATGAAACATACCTTTTAGCTGATCAGCCCGAGATTATAAAAGATGTTGTACAACACAGTAAAGTGTCTAGACAAAAGGGTATGCATATGTCTAAACAACTAAAAGCTTATGGCGAAGAGCTTATAAAAATGTGGTTGTTAGAACCGTATGAAACAGAAGGCTTATTAAATTTACACAGAATACGTAGTGTAGGTTTGCTAAAAGAACTTATTTCTTACAATAACTATGGTAACTTTGATAGGGCTATGGCTATGATGATGGTTATGTATCACCTAGAAGAAGTGAAAAAAATTAAAGTAGAAAAAGAAAAGAAAATATCTACTATATATGATCAAGGTTTCTGGAATAAGAAACTTTTCTCAAGAGGGGCAAAAAAGTTTTAGCTATAAAATTTATAATTAAAAATCTAATTTCATAGATTATTATTTGGAACAATAGTTAAAATTTATATTTTTGTCCATTGTAATTCGCGAATTTTAAAAAAATATTAATATGGCAACAGTAAATGTAACATTGAGTCTTTCCAGTACGGACTTGTTTGCAAAGCAGACAGTAAGTTTTACAGAGACAGACTCACTTTCTCCTGCAGGGGATCAAGCACTAGTAGGCCGCTTAGTAACTACTGGTTCAGGAACAGAAGATAATATATCACTAAAAGCTTTAGATGGTACAGACGATAGAGCTTACGTATTTTTACATAATTTAAGTAGCACGTCTGGTGAATATGTTAAAATTGGATTATGCTCAACTCACGGTACAGACTCAGCATCAGGTGACTGGTTTGCAGTCTTAGGGCCTGGTGAGTTTATGTTTATGCCTATCTCAGATATGCAGGATATAGATATTGAAGCAGCTGCAGGTAACCCTGTAGTTGAATATGTACTAATGGAAAAAGCAGCATAATTTTAAAATAATATAGATATGGCAAGTGCAACACTAAACGTAACATTTAGCATTACCAGTACAGATTTATTTAATTCTATTAATTTATCTAAAACTGTATCAGATGCTCTAACAATAGATGGTGATAACCGACAAGGTTTAACAACAATGATAACTAGTACTGGTTTCGCAGATATTAATGTAGAAGCTTTATCAGGATCTACTCAGGGAGGTAAAAAAGCATATGTATATGCTAAAAATATTGACTCAACTGACGACTTAATATTTGCAGATGATGGAGATCAGATATTTGCAAGATTATCTCCTGGTGAGTTTTTCTTTTACCCAACAGCAGATAATACTAAGATTCAAGTTAAATCATCAGCTAACACTCCTACAGTAGAGTTTTTACTACTAGAAGTAGACTAAACATAATTTATGCCTCGTATAGATTTTCCCAGACAAAAACTGAGTCGAAGGAAAAAGACTCAAAAGTGGGGAGAAGAATGCATAGAATCTGCTTTAGGTTTAATAGGTATATATGATCATACAAGACGTAGTTCTCGCTTTAAGAAAAAGCGGAACTACGATCTTTATAATGGTCAGTTTGATAAAAAGGATCTAGAATATGTTACAGATCCCCTAGGCCTAGGCGGAGTTGCAGAACTTCCTGCAACTTTACAATACTATGATATTGTTTCTCCAATATTTAATTTATTGTTTGGCGAAGAAGCCAAGCGTAAATTTAGCTACGTAGTTCGTTCTGTAAATGAAGACGCAATTACTAGTAAAGAAGAGGAGATGCAAAATGCTGTGGTAGATATGTTTGCCGGTCTCATAAATCAATATAGAGATCAAGCATCTCAACAAAATCCACAAGCTAGTCCAGAGCAGCTTTCAAATAGTATACCTGAGAATTTAAAACGACTAGAAAAATACTTTAGCTACGACTTTCAAGATATGAATGAGTCAGTAGCTCATAAACTTCTTAGCTTCCTAGAAAGAGATCTAGATTTAAAAACAATGTTTAGTACTGGGTGGGAAGATGCTTTAATAGCTGGTGAAGAAATATATAGCATAGAACAAGTAGCGCAAGAACCTAGTGCTCGTAGAGTAAATCCTCTAGAGTTTTATTGTTTATTACCACATAACTCTGGCTACGTAGATGATGCAGAAGTAATAGTTGAGGATACATTCATGTCTCTTAATACTATTATAGATAATTATTATGAAGATCTTACTCCTGCACAAATAGATAAGTTAGAGAAAGAGCAAGGTATGAGGGGTAGTATGGATAGTCAAAGTGTACTAAATTATCCAACACCTGAAAAACTTTATATACAAGATTTAGATCCTGAAGCAAGCTCAGACAGTAATTTATTTAATTACTATGATCAAGATGGTAATATCCGAGTTACAAAGATAACTTGGAAATCTATGCGTAAAATAGGTAAGCTAACTTATATTGATGAGCTAGGTTTAAAACAAGAAACTATAGTTAATGAAAGCTATAAGTTAGATCAAGAATCTGGAGAGGAAATAGAATACATGTGGGTTAATGAATACTGGGAAGGAACCAAGATTGGTGAAAACACTTATGTAAACATTAGACCAAAAAGACAACAGTTTAGACGAATGGATAATTTATCTGTTTGTAAATCTGGATATGTAGGCACAGTCTATAATGCTAATAACTCACAGTCAGTTTCACTCATGGATAGATTAGTTCCATGGGTATATTTGTATATTACGTTATGGTACAGATTAGAGTTAGCAATATCTGCTAACCAGGGTAAGATAGCCCTTATAGATTTGTCACTAGTTCCTGATGGATGGGAAGTAGAAAAGTGGATGTACTATGCACAATCAATGAAGTTTGGTTTTGTAGATTCTTTCAATGAAGGAAAGAAAGGGCAGTCCACTGGTAAATTAGCAGGTAATATATCTACACAAAACAAAGTGTTAGATATGGAAACTGGTAATTATATACAACAACATATACAATTATTAGAGTTTGTAGAAAGTAAAGTGCAGTCTTTATCCGGGGTAACTAGACAAAGACTTGGAAGTATAACATCTTCAGAGCTTGTAGGTACAACAGAAAGAGCTGTACAACAATCTTCTCACATTACAGAAAAGTGGTATGAAATACATAATCATACTAAAGTTAGAGTATTACAAACATTATTAGATGTAGCAAAAGATGTATACAAAGGGAAAACAAAAAAGTTCCAATATGTAACTGATAATTTAGCTACAATGACTTTTAACTTAATGGGAGATCAATTTGGATACTCTGAATATGGAGTATTTGTATCTAATTCTATTCAAGATCTACAAGCTTTAGAAGCTCTAAAATCTTTAACTCAAGCCTCGCTACAGAATGATAAGATGTCTATATCAGATGTTATTAGTATTTATAACTCAAGCTCATTGTCAGATATTAGAAATAAAATTGAACAATCTGAAAAAGAAGCAGAGCAAAGAAACATGCAAATGCAAGAAATGCAAATGCAACAAGCAAGAGAACAACAACAAGCCCAGCAAGAAATGGAAATGGCAAAGCTTAAGTTCGAACAAGAAAAAGAAAATAGAGAGGATGCTCGCAATAGTGAGGATAACCGCACGAAACTGGAAATAGCTAAAATGAATAATGATTCTAAAAAAATAAATAAAGTATAATTTTAAAAATTATATTTTAGCTATAAAGTAAAACCTTTAATTAGTTAGAGGTATTGATAATAAACGTAAAGTTTATATTTTTGTTCACTAATAAAAATTATTAATATGGCAATTGGAGAAGATGCATTAGAAGGATTGGATTTAAGTGTGTTGCAAAACATCACTGTAAATCCTGATGAGGATGCCAAAAAAGACAAAGAAAAAGATGAATCACCATCTATCTTTGAACCTCAACTAAAAATTCAGGAAGTAGATGAAATCCCTGAAGAGAAAAAAGAAGAGGTTAAAGTAGAAGAAGTAGAACCTTCGGAAGAAGTAAAAGAAGAAATCAAAGATGAACCCGCTTCAGAAACTAAAACAGAAGATAAAGAAGAGCCAGTTTCAGAAACAGCTGAAGCTAGCGAAACTGAAGAAGAAACGGAAAATGCTTTTAGAATCTTTGCAGAAATGCAGAGAGATAAAGGTCTAATTGATTTCAAAGACGAAGAGTTTGAAGAAAACGATGAGTGGTTATTAAGCAAAATTTCTGACACCATTGAATATAAAGTAAATGAGTATAAGGATTCTATTCCGTCAGAGGTTAAATATTTATTAGATAACTATGAGGCAGGTGTCCCTTTAGGAGATTTAATAAATATGCAAAATAAAGAACAGGCGTATGAAGCTATATCAGTGGATGCGCTGCAAAAGAGTGATTCATTACAAAAGAATGTAGTGAAAGATCTTTTAATGAAAACAGGTTGGTCTGAAGAACGTGCAAATAAAAAGATTCAACGTTACGAAGATGCAGGAGTACTCCACGAAGAAGCGGAGGAAGCATTATCATCTTTAGTTGAAATGCAAAAGCAAGAGAAAGAACAGTTTGTGCAAAACAAAAAACTTGAGCAGCAACAAAGAATTGAAGCTCATGAAAAATGGTTAGTAGATTTAAAAGATCACATTGGTAAAAAAGAAGAAATTTTACCTGGATTTAAATTGTCACCAAAAGATAAAGACAATTTATATAAGGGTATAACTAAATTAGACAGACAGGGTAAGAACGAAATCATGAGATTACGTGAGAAAGATCCTGAGTTTGATTTAAAAATAGCATATTTAGCGACAGTCCTTAAGTGGGATTTTTCAGCGTTTGAGCGTCAGTCAACAACTAAATCAACACGGAAGTTGGCAGATGTAATAAAGAGTACGAAAAAAACTGGTTCCAGACCAAGTAGAGTTACCTCAAAAGCTGTTAATTTTGACACTATGAGAAAATCTCTGCGATAGGAGCTATTTATTTATAAACAACAAGTAATAATTTAATTTAATTAAAAATGGCAAACACAATTAGTTCATTACAAATGTATGCTCCTAAAAGTTGGTCTGGTCTTACAACTGAGAACCACCTAGGAAGCGTATTTGCCCAAGAGCCTACATTGGTGTCTAACATCATTAGTAGAGTTTTTGGATTGAATCAGTACGCAGGTATTGATTACTTTTTATCAATTGGCGGAGGAGAACAAGAACTTCCAGATGATAACGATTTCGAGTGGTACCTAAAAGGTGACGATGAGAAAGCAATTACTATTTCAGCAAATAGTTTATCAGGAACTCCTGGTCAGTACGGAGCTGAAATACTTATTCCTTTTGACGAAAAGTACTTTGCAGTAACAGATAAACTTATTTTAGATGATGGTGAAACTGCGGTACGTGTAATGCGAGAGCCTTACATGGACGGTAACGGATATGTATATCCTTGTGCTCTTATGACAAGTGATCCTGCAGATTTCGTAGCCCCGTCTTTATTAGCGGGTGGATCTAAGGCGAGTAAAGAATACTCTCCACAAGAAAGAACTTTGAACAGAACTTATGGTGAAACTAGCTATACTTCTCCGTTCAAAATGCGTAATGCAATGTCTTTCTTATCTAAGACTTACACTATTCCTGGTAATATGCACCAACGTCCTTTAGTTATTGAGATGATGGATCCTAAGTCTAATAAGACTACTAAGATCTGGACTCAATATGCAGAGTATGAGTTTATGTGCCAGTGGATGAAAGAAAAAGAAAGAATGTTATTCTTTTCTAAGTCTAACAAGCAAGCTAATGGAACTTACAATATGTTCGGTGACTCTGGTTCTCCAATTGTTGAGGGTGCTGGTATCCGTGAGCAAATCTCACCATCGTACAAGTTTCACTACACAAACTTTACAATTGATTATTTAGAAGACGTATTATTGAACTTATCAATTAATATTCTTCCAGAAGATCAACGTCACTTCGTAGCATTTACAGGTGAAAGAGGTATGGTTCAATTCCATAGAGCTCTTGAAAACCACGCTGCTCGTTTCCAACCATTAGATTCTAAACGAATTGGTGGAGCTGGACAAAGCTTATCATTCCAAGGTCAGTACAGAGAATTTATGGGACCACAAGGTATCCGATTTACTCTAGTACACTTACCAATGTATGATAATGAAGTACGTAACCGTGTACCGCACCCACAAGGTGGATACACTGAGTCTTACCGTTATACTATCCTAAACATGGGTACTTCAGGCGGTGAGCAAAATATTCGTCGAGTATATCCTAAAGGACGTAAAGAATTAATGTGGCACGTTGCTGGTTCAACTTCACCGTTGGGTCCAAATACTTCGTTCTCATCAGGTTCTTCGTCTGCAGTAGATGGATACCAATTATTTGCGCAAGCACAACAAGGGGTTATTATTCAAAACCCAATGTCTTGTGCAGAGTTAATCTACTCGACAACTGTATAATAATAAATTAATATAAACACGAAAGAAGATGGCAAAGAAAGCGGCAGTAAAAACGAGCGCACCTGTAGTAGAGGAAAGTGTTTCTACTAATATAAAAATAGATAAGGTTACTGTAAAACCTATTAAGAAACACGGATGGCTACCCGACGATCACGACGGGAGCCTCCGTTATTCTAGATGTTTTGAACGTTTAACTGTTCAAGCAACAAAAGGTAGCGGTGTCCTTAACACTGGATTAACAGAAGAAGACGAACTTCGTCTTGAAAATAAAATGAATATGGCTCCAGGAACATTATCTCGCTATAACGTAGACTATTGGACTATGTTTAGAGTAGATGTGCCTTCGGATGGTATTCAATTAGATCTTGCTAATCCAGAACACGAGCTCAAATATTTAGTTTTAAAAGCTCATCAAAGAGTTGCAAACTCAGAAATGGAACGTTTTGATACACCATTTGCTGAATATGTAATGACATCTGATGAACAAGAAGCTAGAGTTGAGAATAAAAAATCTAAACTTAAACGTAAAGCTTACAAAGTATTTAGTAATATGAACACTACAGAAATGAGAGATGTTCTTAAGGTTATTGGTAAAAGAGCAGGAGATGATGCTTCTGTAGACTTTGTTGAGTCTCAACTTGATAAAGTTGTAACTGATGATCCAGAAGCATTTTTAACTACTGTAGAAGATCCAACATTTAAAATGAGAGCATTTATTGATGATTGTTTATCATCAAGAGTTCTTGTTAAAAATGGTACTAAATACCAACTTCCAGGTGGAGATACTGTAGGCTATACACTTGAGCAGACGATTGAATATTTACAAAATCCTGACAATCAGGAAGTGTATTTAGATTTAAAAGGCAAACTTTCTATAGGTAAATAGTATGACTAGAGATCAAATGCAAAGTGAGTTTAAATTTTTAATGGATAAGATAGATTCATCTAATAATCCTTTATTTCTTCCACAAGAAATAGATAAGCTTTTGAATATATCCCAAGATAAATTTGTAACTAAAAGAGCATTTGGTAATAATGTAAGACGTACTGTTTTTGAGGAAGATCAAAAGCGAAGAGATGATTTAAGAACATTAATTAGCAGTACTACGATTAATAATCAAGGTATTGCAGGAAGTTTTCCTAATAGTGTTTTACTTTCTCTTCCAGGTTCTAGTGCTGCTAGTGGTGAATATAGACATTCTATAATGGAAGAAGCAAGTATTTTTGACTCTGGAATTCCTACAGCTTCGTTTACAATTGACGATTTAAAAAGAGTATCTGTAAAACCTATAACGTATGATCGTTATAATAAAATTATGGATGATCCTTTTAATAAACCTGAAAAACATACAGTTTATAGATTAGATTCTTCTAATAATGATTATGCTAAAAATGTAACACTTATTTATTCAGAAGGAATGACTTTATCAAGTTACTTTTTACATTATATTAGGGAACCTTTAGTTATAGGCATTGATCAAGATTGTATCTTGCCTAATCATACACATAGAGAGATTGTAAGGATGGCTGTCGTAGAAGCTCTAGAAGGAATAGAGAGTCCACGATACCAAACAAGTAAAATAGAACTTAACGAAATAGAATAAATAAAATGGCAAGAACAGCAAAAATAACAAATGCCAATGTAGCACCTCGTCAGAATACGGCAGGTCTAGTTGGTAATACTCCAGTTCGAGCACAAGATTTTAATGATCTTGCTGGAGATTACGTTAGTTTATCTGACGCAAATGCTCAAGCTATTAGTAGCGCTGTATCTGTAGCGGGAGTTGGAACTCTAACTGGAGGTCTTGTATATGGTTCTGAAACCATAGACACAGATTCTGCAGCATGTAGTGTTACCATTCCAGTTACTATTCTTAATCACGATGGTGATGAAGGAGTAACTTTAGCGAATGGAACAACTGTAGGACAAGTAAAGATATTTTTATCTTCTACTGCTAATACAGTTACATTAACTCCTGCAACTTTAGCAGGCGCTTCTACGACTATTGCTACTACAACTGTAGGGGAAGCTTTTACTTTAGTGTGGGGCGGATCTGACGGATGGTTTGTAGTTAGTCGATCTGGTGGTGCAAACGCTGCACACAATGCAGTAGCTAACTATCCAGTATTAGCATAATAATTAATTAATTTTTAAAAATAGAATAAAATGGGTGCATATAAAACAGATAATTCCCTACATGTATTTGTAGGTTCAGCAGTAGAAGGAACATCAGTTGCTGCTGCTTCAACTGGAGACATTATTTTGCTTAACGAAGCAAATGCTATACACAGCGACGCAGTAGGCGCAGGCGAGTATGTTAAAATCGGACAAAAAGATGCTGAGGGTAATGTAAGATTCTCTCCTCTTTTTAAGTACGAAGATATGATCAAGGTTAGAAATGAAGCAAAAGCTGATAGAGCTTTCCAACAAAGCGACATTGGGTTTAACGGAACTTCAGGTTCTATTGAAGCTATTAACTCTAATCGTTACACTCTTCGTGTAAACTTTAAACATGACGTTGACATGTTCTCTGAGCAATCAGATTTACATTTCTTTGAATATGTTTCTGATGCGAGTGCTACACAACAAGAAATTGTAGATTACTTTGCACAAGTAATGTCTAAACACGAAAAGTTTAGCGGAAAATCATCAGGTAAACACAGAGCTGGTGTAAAAGTTGAGCGTTATAACTCAAACGGTAGTGCAGCTACAGAGGCAAACAATGGTACGGATGCTACATTTACTAATGGTAGTACACACGTAAGTTTTACTAATGTAGATGCAGATGCAGCTTTAATTGCAGGTAATTACCTTTCAATAGCTGCTGCTGATGATACTCCTGCTGATACAGATCCAATTTATAAAATTGTATCTATTGACACTAGCGCTAATACTGCTATTATAGATCAGCCTTTCCAAGGTGCTTCAGGTACTTTAGGTGATAATAAATTAAATATTTTAACTGCTGCAAATGCAGCTTCTGGTGACGCAGGTCTTAGAATTACAGGGTTAGCTACTAAATTTATTACAGGTTTAACTGGAGATCAAATTGTATCTTTCGATGTAACTTTAGATGGCTGGGGAGCTACTACTGCTCCTGTGTTAACTACTGCTCCTAAGAAAGGGGTGGGGCACTCAAGAGAAGTTGCAGATCTAGAATGGTTTGGACAAGGTGCTATGGGCGCTCCTTACCGTCACGGTGTTCCTAACAACAGTAACTTAGTTACATCTTTTGTTTCAGGTATTGACGAAGCTGTTACTTCCGATTATAACATGACTTATATTGATGTTAAAATGGCAAGTTCAGATCCTCTTTATCCTGTTGCAGGCTCTGGTGTAGGACGATTCCAAATTCTTATTGCTTATAGTGGTACTGCTTCTAATATCTCTACTCCGTTAGCAGATAAAGGATGATAAATAAATTTTATTGATAATTAAAGGGCAGGCAGCTTATCTGTCTGCCCTTTTTTAATTTTTACCTATGCCTTTAGACTTAAAACTAGATATAAGAACAGCAGAAGATTGTACAAAATTAGTTATAGAAGATGTAACTGGAGGTTATTCAGATGCAAATCCTGGCGGTTGGGGAGGATTTAATATAGATGGTAACAGAGATTCATTTAATATACAAGCGCATCTTGTTGTTTATACAGTTATTGATGGAGTTCAATACACTGCACCAATAGCTATTCCCAACTTTGGTAGTACGGTATACTATCCTTCTGAAAATTCATATAGAGGCTTTAAAGTTTCTATACCATCATATGATATATCCACAAGTATATCTAATATTCCAGACATACCAGAATCTTATGATTCTATGCAAGAAGTTGTGGAAGATACACTATACGAAGTAGTAATTAATTTTAATAATATTCAACTTAATTACAGTCAAGAATTTAAAGTTGAATTTAAAGGTATATGTAACTCTCAGAAAGCTGTAGAGAAAATGATGAGTGTAGTAAATTTAGGATGTGAAGATTGTGATGACTCAGATATTAAAGAAGCTTTATTAGCTAAAAGTTTATTAGAGATTTTAAAAACTATATAACAAATGCCCATATCAGATTCTTTATTTGAAAATGCATCTTATACATACGCACTAGATAACTGGTATGATATTTTATTTGATTTTAAAACTTTAAAAGAAAACGGAGTATTAGATATATACGAAGAAAGTTTATTATCTAATATATCTGGATTTTTATCAAACAAACCATCAAATGTAGGGGCGGAAGTAAATAGAGGTATGCAAGTATTTCCTATAATATTTCATGCTGTAATAGATGATATATCTTTAATTTCTTCTGGTGGTGCGCTTGCAGGGGAATCTGAACAAATTACTTTTAGTGTATCTAAGTTAATAAACAAAATAAACACAGTTTTTGCATCTGCTAATATTAAATTTTGTGCTGCACAACCACCAAAGGAAAATAAAATTAAAATTCCAGGTTTAAATATAATAGATGGAACTAAGCTTAATTATGTTTACACAGAAAACTCAACAGTAGTTAGTAGTAGTTATGTTGAGAACGGGGTTTCTGTTAACCCTCAAATGGCTTCTTATAGTAATTCAGGAAATAGTTCTAAGCCAAAATTTCAAAACACTAAAGGTTACCCTATTGAGTCTTTGTATGAAGAGGCATCTTCTTTTTATAATAAAGAGGGAGAAACCCCTTACCCAGTTATTAATGTATTTTTAATAAATACATTTACTGAAAATCTTTTTGGGGGGTATACATCTTCAGCCTCTGCACATCCTTTTGTGCACGACATGTTTAATAGAAGTTCTAACAGCTTTTCAATAGTTGTTCCTTTTTGGGCTTTAGGAGATTCTAGAGGTTTAGGATATAAGTATTCTTTAAACTCAAGAATACATAATCTTGTAAATGGTTCTATAGATTATATAGAAGCAAATAATAATTCAACTCATAATCAAGCAATAACTTATTATGGGGCCAGAAATCATACAGCTAAACCATTATTAAAGGCTTTAGGTCATATGTTTGGTTTAGCAGATCTTAATACATTTAGCCCTATAATTACATCTCGGCACATTGAAGCTTCACAGCAATCTTTAGGCGCTAGTGCAGAAAGTTATTATGATGAGTCATGTAATATAGAATGCGTATATTCTTCATTTGATAAAAAAGATTATTGTGCAGATTGCTGTATAGACTCTATACCTAATAGATATTTTAATCCAATTATTGAAGGTTATTTCTTAGACGATCAATATTGTGATTATATAGGAACACTTGATTCTTCATCTAACGTTATGTCAGATATTATTGTACCTGAGACATTAGGTATAAATTATGGATTTACTCCCACTCAAATATTAAGAATGAGAGCTAACATTGCTCTTCAGTACATAGATCCAAAAACTAATGCACTATTTTCTGGAGTCTTAAAAACAATTCTTACTAGTGGTGCACCTATTGATTGCAGAGCTTTAGATGAGTCTTCTCCTGTAATAGAGGATACCGATGCTATTCTTTCTTGCGACGAGGGATTAGCAAAGTCTCAACAAATAACTAGACAGAATTACGAGTATCAGTCTAATGTTAATGGTTCTGATAGAGCTATTAATTTTTCAAACTTAGTAACTAGAATTAATAATATAACTGATAACTTTTTATAATGGCTAAAAGACCTTTTATATCAGTCAGTCAAAGACAATTAAATACATATTCTAGAATATACAATGCGACAAACGAAACTCATGTTTGTAGTGTAGGTGTAAATGGAACGGATAGTTATGAAGATATAAAATTTAAACTACAAAATGTTGTAGATAGTATTTTAAACTCACGACAATTTGTAGATAATGATTACGTAAATTGTGCAGACGGATCTTGTGAAACTGTTTACATTCCTGTAATTGTTGTAAATAAAGTATTTAGTAATATATCGTCATCTATTTCATCAACTAGTATTTCACCGAGTGTTAGAAATGAGTATGAGAATGTAGTAGAGGCTGTAGAAAAATTAAATAGATTTTTTAGTAATTCTTCATATGAAGAAGATTATGATGGTATTAAATTTTTAGCTGGAATAAAAGTTCCTGAAAACACTCCTAATTCAATTAATATTACTTGGTTTGATGCTGTAGATAGAATGGCAGACATGAGAACTTTTGGCTATTATACAGGAGCACAGGTTATAGATTTTAATCCTGATAGCGAAAAATATATAGAGTTTGTAGACGAGTATGTTCCTTTTACAGATTTTAAATCTTCTAAAATAAATATTCAATTCTTTTTTCCAGAAAAAATTAAAACAGAATATTTACTACAAGGAATTTTTTCTGCAGATCATTTACATGTTAATGTTAAAGAGGTTTATAATTTAGTAGAAGAAGCTTATCCCTCTTATTTTGATGATGAGTATTTAACTTTTCCTTCAGACAGGCCGGGATATGTAGAGTGGGATGGGGCTGTTTTTAATTTAGACTTTTATAATAAACTACAGCAAGTACAAAGAATTATAAATGGAAATGAGCTTAGTGGTGTTATAGGTTCTAAAACTATAGGGAACACTGATGATGTGGGTAACCCTGAATTAGAAGGACAAACATTTGTAACGTATTGGAACTTTGAAACTGTTGCATCAAATTTAATATTTAAAGAATTATCTTATACAATTAATCAATCTCTTTTTAATCCTACGACTGCCTTAGTTGCAACTACCACTCCTTTTCAAGGAGCTGTAATTAGAACTAATGTTATTGATATACTTCCAGATACTTTTTATCATGAGTTTTTTCATACTTTAGGTGTTACACACAGCAATTTTGATTTAAGATTAGCTTCTCATACACTTTTAAAAAATCCACAGTTAAAATCAACAGGTTTTAGGGAATACACTAGCGAGTTTACCCCTAACTTTTCAATAGGGTCAGGATCTATATATGCTGGTTTTATTCCACCGGATGAGATTGAAAATTATCTTGGAAGACATCTTAATGAAGATCTAAAACCTCCTTTTAATTATTCTATATACAATGATGCATATGCTTTAAATGTTCGTGACAGAGATACAGCACTCTTAGATCTTGAGACTTTGTCTGATAATTTAACAGCTGCTGGTATAGCAGAAGGTTCACCTGAATGGAACACTGCGCATAGTAAGTATAATGAAAGGTATTCTTATTTATCTCAGAAGGTAACTAACTCTTTAGAATATTCAATAGGAGATTTTGCAACAGAAAATGGTTTATGGAATGTAAAAGAAAAAAAGTATGTTGAGTTTGTTATAAATAAACTTATACCTTTTTACACTAGTAATTTTACTAGAAAAGTTTCTTTTTCTACTGGGACTCAAAATACTTTTTCAGAAATTTCTGTAAATAAAAATGCTCCTAATACAGAGTTTACTTCAAGTTATGATACTAGTGCTGCAGTTAATGTAACTTATTCTGAGATAGGACAACCTTATCTATATCCTGCACAGGGTTCACAAAAATATTTACAAGCGATAGAAGCTTTAGTTACTGGATTGCATTCTTTTTGGGGAGGATCTTACGTTATACAAAATGGCCCACTAGTAGGAGACACGTATTCGTCAGGCAATACTATTGGTACAGTTTTACCTGCTCCTAACTCTCAATCCTTATCTGATTATAACTTACCTCAATGCTATGAAGCTATCACTGATAATAGGTATATAGAGATTGAGTTAGATAATGGGGATACAGTTCAAGTTGATTTATTAGAAAACAATTCTATTGTAACAAAACTTGTAGTTAATCCTACAGATAAAACAGGACAAAGAATAGGACCTGATGTAACTAGTTATATTCCTTTTTGTAACCTTAATGACGAAAATAAACTTGACCCGTTTTTTATGCATAACTTTAATGCATATAATCCAGAGTACCCAGTTTATCCTGCAAATACCCCTGTAGAAGATTTATTAAACGAAGAATTTTGTCCTTGTTTATATCAAACTCAAATTTATAGAGATAGATCCGAAACTCCATATGAATACAAAATCTTAGGTAACGGAGCAAATCATTGGGCACTTCATCAAATTTACAATACAAATAGAGTTAACGTACAGGAGCAAGATACTGGAACGGGGCCTAATTATGTTTCAGCCGTAGAAAATAAATACAGACAAATATTAGGGCAAAGAAAAAGAGTGTTAGGAGCTTTTAGCACTATTCCTTATGTTACTGGACCTAATGATTTAAATATAATTGATAACGCTTGTGATAATGCTGTTAGTATATGGTTACTATCTACATATAATTATAAGATTTTAAATAATGATGCAGCTATTTTAAAGCTACATAAATATGAAAACAATGAAGTTTTAAAACTTCCTTTTGTTATTGGGTACTGTGGGTTTAATTGGGGTACAGTTCTTCCTAACTTTTATCAGGTACAGTATCAAACTATTCTTGAAGACTATATTAATAATGGAGACCCAGGAACTTCTAAATCGCCATTTTCATACTTTAAAAAAGTGTATGAATCACAAGAAAATGTACCAGATGAGTTAGCTTTATTTTCTACTAGAGAAGAAAGTTTAACCGAATTATCATATAAAAGAAAACTTAGGCTTTGTGCAGACGTTTTAACAACTAATAGTTTTAATACTGGTTCTTCTAGTACAGCAGCTGCATATCCAGGACTTGAAAATATAATTTCTAGATATGGTGTTGGATCTAATGATCCAGACAGCGAGTATTACAATCCCTTAACTGATCATTTCTATGAAACAGTAGGTTATATAACTTATTGGGCTATAAGAGGAGATACTGATAATACTATATCTGTATTTGACCCTCAAGTAAAACAAGAGTACCATAAAGATTTATATGGGGAGTACAATCCTTTATACATGAATGATCTAACTATTTATAGTGGAACTGGTGTAAATAGACGGCAACGATACCTAGATGAGCAGTATGTTAAAAGAGCAAATGTCTATTTTAATTCTGATGCATCTATACCTCTTATGTATAGACAAGTTTGGGAAGATCAAAACTCTGAGCTTGATAGTACACAAACCCCTGACAGTATTTCATCTTTACTGAGTGACTTCGCTTCAGTGATAAAATCAAATACTTTTGACGGCTGGATAGGGGGTTGTACAGATGTAGACGCACTAAATTATAATTCAAATGCCACCTATAATGATGGTACATGCATAGATAGAATATATGGTTGTACACACGATTGGGCGGATAATTACGATAGAGAAGCTAATACAGATGATGGATCATGTTTTGCTACATTATGCACCGAACCAAATGCTGTTGGGGATTTTGCAGCTGGGTACAATTCTTCTCTATTTAATCAAGTGTCTGAATATGGACAGCTATATGGAAACCTAGAAGCTATTGTAGATGCCGGCCAAGAGCTGGTAGGAATTGAACAATTAGACCCTTCTAATAATAGTTTATGTCAATATGCTATCTCACCAGTTTTACCTATAATTAAAATAATATGTGATCCATCTCAAACTCCAGATATAGAATCGAGCGGAATAACGTTTTGTAATGATAACGAACTTATAGCATATTATGAAGATGAGAAAGGAGATATGCATTCATATTCTGAAAACCATACTCTTGTAGAAAAACCATTATCAGAATTTTTACAAATAGAACTTGACGCTAATTTAGCTGAAGCAGACCAAGGGAAGAAATTTCTATTAAACAATAGAAATAGAACATATGACATTTTAACAGATAATGGAGAAGATTTTCCTTCTAGTAATTTAGGAGGTGGAGTTAGTACAGGAACTGATATTATATCAGATCATAATAGATATGTTCAAAATGCTATAAGAAAAGTTTGTGGACTGCCTATTGCAGGAAGCTTAGCGGTAGAACTTCCTTTTGCTTTTGAGAAAAACAGAATATATAATTGTGTAGAAAATCCAATCTTACCAGATGGCAGTGGAGGATGTTATTTATTTAGTTTTGGTAATACTACAGTATCTAATAAATTGCAAGGATGCTCTATAGCTCCTGCAGATAATGTAACATCTCAAAACTGTAATAACCAACAAGTGTTTGAAGGTGGATTTATAACCGATGCTTCTTTCTTTCTACAGTATGATGAGTTTACTGACTCTTCAGATGGCTCTTGTACAACAGTTGATACAGAATCTAGGTATATAATAGGGGGTACAACTGCTGATAATTTGTTAGGATCTAATGTAATAACATCTGATAATGGAGCTATTGTCACATCAGAACAATTAAGTTGGACTCAGGATCAACATACATACTACCCTGGAGAATACGAAGCAGCAAGAAAATTATATTTAAACGAACAAAAGTTTTTACATAGTAGAGTTTCTGATCCTTACGTAATGAGCATTTCTGTATTATTATTTACTTCTGCAGGAGAACCTTATACCGGATCTTTTATAGTAGTATCTATTTATGGTTCCCCACAAAGAAACTATTATGCATATGACCCTAGCACTGGAGTTCAACTTTATGAATTGTTTTATACTAGAAATTCTCTTTTAGGCTCTGTTCCTGATACAGATCAGGAAGTTAGAGCTAAAAAAATGAACAAAGTTATAAATAAAATTACTAATTTAACTATATTTACCGACAATTAATTATACTATGGCCATATCAACAGAATTCTTAAAAGACAGATACGAAAAAGCCAATGAAGCTTTAGATAAATATGGCGCTTTAATGGCAGATAGATTATCAACTGGAAACACAAGCCCAAGTCAAATACAAAAATTTAATTTAATGTCTGCTTGGATTTCTTTTATGTCTTCTAAAATTACTGTTCCATCAACTGTGCAAGCAAAATCTCCGGACCCCATAAGATTTCCAATACCTTCTTTAACTAATAGTAAATTTACTATAGGAGTTGATAAAATTAATGGAGAGTTTACTCCTATTATAAATTTTCCATCGTATAACTTAAATGAGACATTTAATAATCTTACAGGTCAAAGTTTTAGTGCTCTTTTATCATCAGGTATTTGGAACAATTATGTAAACCCAGATTTTGTTGTTTCTACCGATGATAGAGAAGAGAAGGTAATTATATCATTTCCTGCTACAGGAATATACAACGAAAGCTCACTAACTTTTTATCCTCAACCTTCAAATTTTAGAGATAACTTGGATTTAAAAGTTAAAGGCGGTGTGTCTAGATCTTCTGTTCAACAGTATGTTTCTGTTGAAGATAGAGAATTATTTAATAACCTTTTAGAAGAGATAGCAATTGAATTAAAAATTTCTTACTGATAAAAATAATTAATTATGGCAAACGGATATGGTTCTACAGGTACAGGTAGAAATAAAAGAAATCAAGATAACTCTAGCGCTCCTAGAACTGGAATAAGTTCTAAAGGAGATCTTATAGATATTATTCAAAATGGCGTTAGAAAACAAATAAGTAAAATAGATTTATTAAAACAATTAGATGATGCAATAAAAAGCGTATCAGCTGAAGTAAAGTCTGTAAAAAGACAAGTTAGTAAAAGGACTATTGATAAAAACTCTCCTTCATTTGGAGGACCAGTTTCTGCTTCAGCTCCTCGTTCTCAAAATCATTTAGCTACAAAAGGTTACGTAGATAGTATTACAAATAATGTAATTAAAAATGACGGAACTACTGCATTAACAAATAATCTATCTTATAGAAATGCTCCAGTATCATTTAAAGATAATGATGTTATTACAAAAAAGTTTGTAGACGATGAGTTAAAAGCTACTTTAAAAACAATACAAAGAGAAAAAGGAGATCATGGTTACCCTAAAGCTTCTGCTGGAGATTCTTTTATAATAGAAGAAGATAATCAAGTTTTTGCTACAGATGGTCCTGAAGTACAAGCAGGGGATTTAATATTATGTATTGAAAATTCTGAAGGTGGTACCCACGGTTCTGTAGGGCATCAATATGCAATAGTAAATACTAATGTAGTATTTTCAACAGAAGAAAAAGCTGGTATACTACGAGTTGCAACTGAAGAAGATTTAACTTATTTAGATGCGGCTGACTCAGCATTAACTCCAGAAAAATATAAAAGAGCATTAGAGTTAGGTAGTGAGTATAATAGAACAATTGTTTCTGTACCTAACTATTCTTTAACTGAAGAAGAAAAAGGTATTATTGGTGTAGACTGTAGAAGAAATGCAGTCACATTAACACTTCCTTCTATAAGCAGACTTAGCAATCCTAAAATATTAAAGTATTTAATTAAGGATGAATATGGTAATTCTGTAAAAAATAATATAACACTTGTTACTTCTGGTGGTAATACCATACAAGGTGGTAGAACATACTTAATAAATTCTAACAATGCTTCTGTAAAGTTGTATAACGATGGAGAAGATAAATGGTATTTAGAAAGTAATGTTTCTTCAGGAGCAGAAACTTCTCAAGGTGTAAAAACTTTTGTTACTAGTGATATTAATGCAGGGGAAAAAGCAACTACTACAGGAGCTTATGAATCTGTTATGACAATAGATGTAGACTTAAGAGAGTATCCAATTGGTACAGGTTTTAAAGTAGTATCACATTGTCTTGCAGCTAGTAATGGGCAAACAAAAACTGTAGCTATTGGTATTGATGGTAATCAAGTCTTAGCTTCTAGTCTTACTACAACAACAGCACCAAATGGAGTATTTATACATCATGAAGCTACAGTTTTACACTCTGACACTCCAAAATCCATAGCTTTTGGATTTGTTATGGTAGGTGTAGATTTAGATGCTGTAGCGTGTGGAGCCGATAATAGTTTATCTATAGATTGGGATCAAAAAATAACAATTAGTGTAGATGTAAATAATGCTACAGCTGCTTCAGATATTAGTGTATACGCATTACAAGTAATACCTTTAAAATAATAGAACATGTTAAGTACTTTAAGGAATGCAATAAATAATGGTAAAACTTCAAATGAGGTTGTTTCAGTTACTATAAAATATTCTATTGAAAATTTTGATAATTTATTAGTAGACCATCCAACATTGCAAGATGCAAAAGTTTTAAAAAACACATATATAACTAAAAATATATTTGATGTTGAGGTTGCTAATGCTTTTATGCAATGGCAACTTTTATTTAATGTTATGTATGGAGAATATATAGCATGTAAGTTTATTAAAGCAGAGAGTGATGCGGATATAAAAATTAAATTTTCAAATATATCTTCACCCTTAGAGGCAAGCATTTCTAATTATTCTTTAACATTAAAATCTGGTTTAAACTGGGCATCTAGTGTAATGCCTATTGGAGAGTATTTATTATTAAACCATTTAGTATACAATATAGGATTATTGCTTAGGGTAGCTCCTACCTCAAAGGTAACACCTATGAGCACTAAATTTTTAAAATCATTTTATCCTTCAGTATCTCTTTTAACTGTTTCTGAAGACGGTAGTATAACTAACAAAAGTATACTAGAGGATTATCCTATAATTAAAGATTCTATCTTAAATATATATGGGGTTAATTTTTCAAGACTACCTTATATCTTAGGGTGTACAGATCCTAAAGCCACTAATTTTGATCCAACTGCTACTATAGAGGATGGGTCTTGTTTTGTTGAGATGGACACATCTTTTTTACAAAGAATGCCAAGATCTGATGCAAATTACGCAGTAGATATAACTCATAATGAGTATGCAGTAATGTCTTCTCAAAAAGTTTATGCTTTTCAGCCTGGCGTATTTAATACAGATCAAAATATAGGAACCCAAATACAAAATAGTTCAGGAGCTAATATAGCTTTATTCCCTAATATTGAAGATAATAATGGACAACTTCACAGTTTAGTTATAACTGATAAAGGAGGAAATGGTGCAGGAGATATTAGATATTATGTGTTCATTAATAACTATGGAGATATAAGTATTCATAACATACATGGAGATAAATTATCTGACTTAATTTCACTACCAACTGGTGAAACTAGTATTTTAAATCCTTTCCACTCTTCAGCATTTAAAATTTCTTATGCTCAACAAACTTCAGATAAACATGTTTTATCTTGGTACGATAATTTAGGAGGTTTAAAACAAATTACTTTAGATGACACTTTAGTTCAATACTCTAATGATGGAACTGTAGTCACTTATTGTGATTCAGATACATTAGCATATGGAAATGCAGAAGGTACTGTTAAATCATTTCAATTTGCATATCAATATAAAAACTCAGCTGGAACTCCTTTAAGTGTTAGTAATGAAGGAAAAATAGAAACAGAAAGTGGCCGTAACTATCCTGCTTTAGTTTATCCAAAGATAACATGGGATAATGCACTAGGGCCTAATGAGTATCTTATAGCAGCTCTTGATAGTGTTAATCAATTGGCATTTAGAGACTTCTCTACTTATAATCATAATAATTCAATTAAAAGTTTTAAATCATTTACAATACCTACTTATGCAGGACCTGTACATGCTAACTTAGATCCTTCCGCAGCTCTAGTAAGATTATTTAGAACAACTGCTACTGCTACTGGTTTGGCTCATCCAAGTATAGGAGAAATAGAACAGGTATCTTGTGTTTATGGAGACTCAGAAATAGATGATAATTTTGAGTTTACAGCCAGTTACCCTCAAGAAAATTTTCTCCATCAAACTCAGATTAATAATAATACTAACTCTGCAAGAAATACTTTTTTTGATGTTAATCCTGATTTTTTTAATCAAGGAAATACTGCACTACTAAGACCTTTTTCTACAGGATTTAGTTTTGATCTTTCTAATTTTAGTTCTTCAATAGTAAAAACATGGAGCAGCACTACTAATAAATTTACAGGCGCTCCTAGTAGAACTTTAGATATTAATACATACAGACAAGCTCCTGTTACTATAGGTAATAAGCTTTTTTATAATTCATATTTTGCAGATAAAACTAAAGTAAGTTTTTTAGCTACTGCAAAATTAAATATGATTGACAGTTTTGGTTTAACAGACAGCTTTCTTCTATCAGATGAAAACTTTACCAATTCTATTCAAGTAGGTGAGTTTAACCATATTGGAGATTTTCATTTAGCTATTGCAGTGCCTCATGGTATACTATTAACAAAAATAAATAACACTAACTTTTCCATAATATCTCCTACAACTGAACAAGGACTAGAAGTTCATATACCAGGTGGAGATCCTAATATGGCTAACTTCAGTGGAGGGTGGACTCCAATTTCAATGGAGTTCTCTCCTAACGATACCTTCTTGTACACTATCATACAAAATCCTAATGATTCTGCAGATAGAAAAATTGCTATATACAATATACATGAAGGTGAGAATAATACGGGTTGTACTGAGCCTGTTGGAGAAAATGGAATAACACTTAGTGTAGAAGTTATTGAAGATGCTTTTGATGGCGATCTTGAAAAAATTACTTTACAATCTGATGGGGCTATTTATATATGGTCTAGTGGTGGGCAGTATCATAAAATAAGCTCTCCAGATTTATATGAGAGTGTACAATATTTTGTAAGTAATCCTCAAGCATTTGACGTTACTTTAGATTATTTACCTACAACATTTTATAAAGATAGCATATTAGATATAGATAAGTTAGGTAAAGTGCCTACAACAGAAATGCAAGATGTAGAAGGTGAGGATAGACGATTAATATATTCTTCTATTCCTGCTTTTAATTCTTCTGTTAATACAATAGGTGCTGGAGACGTAGTACCTCCAATTATAAATAATTCTTATAACGCACAAATAGTAGCAGCAGGGATTACTTATGATAGTGTAACTCATCAAGTTATACCTAATGGATTACCTTCTGATATTTTACCATTAACAAATGCAACTCAAACCTCAGACGGAGAATCAAATGGTATGATACTTTATACTTATGGTTCTTTTGAAGAGAGAGTACGAATACACGGAGAAGATAATTCTGTTATAACTACTCTATCTCCCAATAGTATAGGGGGCTCAGGGTTAGTTAAATATAATAAAGCGTTAGATACTCAAAATTCTAGTTTTATAATACCTCTAGCAGGGCAAGAGTATTTCTGTGCTGCTTTTCAAACTTTAGGAGGAGCAGGAATAGGAGTAGGAGGAGTAGTTGGTTATAAATATAAAATTATTAGTGCTAATGGTTCTCCAGGAAATATTCAATATACCCATACAGAGTTTGGGAATTTTTTGGGAGATAATTACATCAATGAAAATAGAATGACTTTCCCAGGGGTTGAAGTGTTTAACTCTACAGCATTAAAACGAGTATTTATATGTACATCAGACCTTATGGAGACTGTTGAGTCTAGAAACAATGATAGTAGAAACATATATTTATATTATAATGATATAGTCGGAGTATCTTCTAGTAAAGTAGAAAACCTTCAAGAATATGATTTAGCAAAAGAACAACTTGTACATGAAGTTTCTAATTTTAATATAGGAGATAGAGAGGACATAGTAACAACTATGCGTATATCTAGAGATGGTGGTTATATAGTTATAGCAACTGCTATTACTTCTGAAGAGTTTAATAATGAAATAACAATAAGTGCATTTAAATTTACCCCAAATTCAGATCAACCTCTAGGAGATCAGATTGGAAATAGTATTAAACTTACTACTAATGATTTTCTTGTAAAAGAGGGTATAAACCCTAACGAGGATGGGGCAAAAATGCAACACGCAATAATTAGAGGGATAGAGTTTTCTCCAGATAACAGTAAAGTTTATATACTAGTTGGAAAACACAGAATCAATTCTTCTGTTTTTAGTCAAAATAGTTTTGGGACATTAGAGAATGGACATGCATCATCAAGAATAATACGATTAGAACTTAATGAAGAAAGAGGAAATGGAGTATTTCAGTTTAATGGAGCTTTAACAGAATCTGCACAATACACAAATCAAAGTTTATTTTCTTATGATTCCTTATTTACTTTCCAGTCTAATGGATCGTCTCACCAAGGAGATCTTACTTATAGAAATAATTCTACAATGACAGGTTTGTACAGATCTTCTAATAACAATATATTTATATCTAATACACACCCTCAACAAATTAATTCCGAGGCTGTAGTATTTATGACTGGATTAATTACTGATCCAAATAGTGCAAATGATAGTAGCCTTCATAGAAATGCTAGAGTTCTTACTATTGCACAAGGAGCAAGAGATGGTGGGGACTGGCATGCCGGACAATTTGCAGGAGATGATAATAGTTCTAATTCATGGCATTGGCAAGATTTTGATGGATCTGTAGGAAGCACACCTCCATCACCTGCGACAACAGCAGGGAATGATATAGAGACTGACCAAAATGATACAAGTTTTGGTGGTTATGGACACGGACAACTGGTGTATGGTTGTACTGAACCAGCAGCTGATAACTACAATCAATATGCAACCATTGATAATGGTAGTTGTGTTTATTATGATTATATGGGCGGAATAACTCCAGAAGATGCTGCAGAATGTGATAGTGCAATGTGTCCTCCCCTGGCAGGCGTGGGATCGGCAAGTCAAGGTTTAGCTGGAATTCAGTTTTATCAAATTCCTGCTGTTATAGGTATGATAAATAATGCATTGATTGCTCAGGTAGGTGCTGCATGTGCAGGAAACTTATTACAGGACTTTTCCCTTGTAAATCCAAACGAAGATGCTGCCTATTTACCTGACACTTTAATTCCTAACGCTACATGTTATAATAATCCTGCATGTGATTGTCAAGCATATTATAAAATTGATTTAGCTGTAGTCTACAATCACCAAACTGAAACAATAACTGCTGCCCCTTATGCAGGTGGCCATGGAAGTGTAGACGACGGATGTCCTAATAATATTACTATTCAGGAATCGTTTTATTTTATACCTATAAAATATCAAGATGACAATGGTACTTGGTTACCTATATTAAATAACGCAGGAACTACAGCATACCCAGGAGAAATAGTAGATGCTGATGCAGAGAGTGGATGGTGTACACATATAGGAGTTAATCCATCTAATTTTGGTCCATGGCTCACTTTTGATTTTAGTTATTGTCAGTATTGTCTAGATCAAAATGGTCCCTTATTTGATACTTATGGTACTACAGATTCTCCAGAAGACTACCCTGGATGGGTAGTTGAAAATAATGCAATGTGTGGAGATGGAGCATGTATAGGTAATCCTCTTGCATGTAATTATGTACCAGAGCTTGTAGATAGTCCATACATCTTTGATGAAGGATGTGATGTTTCTCCAACTGACGTCTACGAAGATATTTATGGTAACCCGATCGACTTAGGTGAAATTTGTGAATGTGGTGCAGCTGGAAGTTCTGACTATACACACCCTACTTTTGCTGCTGGATTTGAAACCGAGTATTGTGGAGATTGTTCTTCAGATGAGGTAACTGATCCTAATGACCCAGGTTATATATATCTAAAACCAGAAAGTTGTAATTGTCAAAATAATCTTGAGCCTTTCTTTAACAACGCTGGTGCACAGCAAGGTTACTACTGTAATTGTGATGGGTTAGAACCTGTTGGAGCTGAGTATGGTTGTTACTGCGATGCAAACGGATTACAACAAGAACCTAATGGAGGTTTTTCAGATCCTGAGATATGTGACTGTGACGGAACAGATTCTACTACAGCATTTGGGCCTTTCTGTAACTGTGATGGAGAGTTATCGTACAATTCTTATTCCAGCACTACTTGTGATTGCCAAACAGAAGCATTATTACATTACTATGACCCTAATCAGGATATAGAAGGTATTCCGTGTGATGCAGAAAGAGTTAGAATATGTGAAATTACAGATTCTGCTAAATTACATCATCCAGGTATGGCAGGTTTAACAAACGGAGATTACTTTAATATAACTAATAATACTCCAATTACAGCTGGTGACTATAATACTTATTATACAGTATCAGGTCCAGGGGGAACCCCATTTGATTACGGTCAGTGTGAAGAGTGTGCAACTGATGAGGGTATAGCAGCAGCTGGTTTTGAGGGAGTCCAAGAATATGATTGTGCTGGAACTTGTAAGTATAGAGTTCGGAGTCAGCAGATGTATAATCATGTCCTTGCAGTAGCCTCTTCACCTATAGCTAGTGATCAACAGCAATCAGCATTACAACAGATTAATTCAGGTATACAACCTGGTGATGTATTTTTAAATACAAATTTTGGTAATGACGCTGAAAATGAATGTGGAGAGTGTCTTTCAGCTGCACAAGCATTAGAGCCATGTTGTGAGGGAGATACATTCCCTGAATATACTGATTTTTGTGGAAGTTGTTTAGCAACTATACGAAATGAGGAAGGACAACTTCTTCCTGGATATATCTCTGTAGATATATCAAGCGGTCTCGTACAGACGATATACACTCTAAGCTACCAGGTTGAGGGTCTTTCAAATGTTACTCCATTTATTACTACTTGTAACCCTTGTGCTAATGCAGGTGAGCTTGGAAACTCAGTTGGTATACAACCAGCTCAACAATATACTTACCAAGAATTCCTACAACTCCAAGCTTTGTTTACTCCAAATGATTGTGGAGATTGTGGTGGTGAAAGTATTTTAGATCTTGCAAATACCCCAGGTGCAATGCAAGGATTTTATCAAATACAGGATTACGCAGGAGGCGGTACACTTTATAATTGTGAATGTGATGCTGATGCTCACCCACTTTCTTACTGGGCTGCACAACCAAATGAGAACAGATGTTGTACTAATAGGGGTTTTAAATATGATCCTTGTTCCTATGATAATGGAGGATGTAGACCTGCTGACTTCCTACACCCTGACGGAACTGCAGTAGATGATTATGATACAAAACTTGATTGTGCGGGTGAATGTAAAGAACTTATTAATGATGAGTGGGTAGGTTTAAATGAAACAGATGAATGTGGTGGTTGTGGGCCTGCAGGAGTAAGACAACCTTTATCAGAGGGAGAGTGTTGCGAAGGAGAAGTACTAGGGTGTGATGGTAATTGTTATTTGCCTGGAAACCAACCGCTATTAGATGACTGTGGTACATGTCACACTATTCCAGGGGAATTTCCTATTAATGGTTGTTTTGGATGTACAGATAATACTGCTGTAAATTATAATCCAGATGCCACTGAAGATGACGGAAGTTGTATGCATTCTTCTTTAGGATTAAGTTTAGCGGATATTGCTATATCTACTTCAGGTCCGATTGCATACGTAGAAGAAGCTTATTTTATAGGCACACCTACTGCAAATCTTGGATATATAAATGAGCACAAACATTCTTTCCCTCAATTTAATCATTCGTTTAATGCATTTCTTTATTACGATCAACCTTATTATACTACTAAGTGTCAAGTAATTAGTTTTGGTTCTAGAACTCAAGGTAGTACTGTACTTCAATTAAGAAATCCGGCGAATAATGCTGAACTTATATACACATACTCACAGGGTCAGCCAGGTGCAAGCTCTCTAAATGTTGGAGAACCTTTAGTTGCTAATGCATCCTATGACACCCTATCAAGTTTCAACGCCGGAGATCCAGATATATACTCTGCTAGATATTACTTTAGAATAGATCCTACTGTGATATTAAATACTTATAGTGTAGCAGAAATTTTTGCAGGATATGAAAGCCAAATACTGTCTATTACAGCAGCAGATGGATCTCAATATTTACCAGATATAGCTGGGATTGCTAATATTGATGGTATAGGACAGTTACAAAAAGGTGTTAATCCTATATCACCTGTAACAAATCCAGGAGAAATTAACCAAACAACAGGAGAACCAGTAAACAGTTTTAGTGTAGATGTAGATCATGTATATCAGGTTATTCCTAGATTAAATCCAGAAAATGGACATCCTTTTGAGATTTCTATAGACTTTAATCAATTTGTACAAGGCGTAAATACTTATGGTTGTACGAATGAGTTAGCAACAAACTTCAATCCTAATGCTAATGTAGACGATGGGTCTTGTACATACACTGATGTTGTAGACGTTAATAATATTACTATACTAGGTAATCCTTCTAATCCTGTAAATTTAAAATGGGTTATATGTGATTCAAATAGTAATATTATACAATCTAATTTTGGATTATATCCTGCAGACTTCTCAACTGCTGGGCACTATACAACTGTTTTACCTGAAGGCAACTGTCTTTATTTTGTACCTATAGGATTTAAAGCTGTTGAAGAATGGAAAAAAGTAGTATTATTAATTAGAAAAAATGATGTTGCTTTATCTGTCTTAAGTTATGGGATAGATTCAAACAATCCTAATAACCTTGGAGGTACTCAACTTTTAAGTTATGATGATTCTTGTCGTCTGGGGTGTGAGCCTGAAGTTAATGGAAGAATTAATACAGATCATTGTATAGCTAATGTTAAAAAAGATGTTAAAGAGTTTACTCAAATAGATTTTACATTTGAAATTGGTAAAAATATAACTACTGCAACATCTTTCTTAATACAGATATACAATTTAGATAATGGAAATATATTATTCCAGACAAGTGATGAGTATATAATGGGAGAGTCTTATAGTAATAGTTTCTCAATTGATAAAGAAACAAGAATTGGTATTAGAATAAAAAACTCAGAACAACTTCCTGTTAAGTTTAGTCTAGTATCTGAGTATGGAGAAAAGGTTTTAAGTAGAGAATATACAAGAGCTTATTCAACCTTTGATACAATAACAATAAATCCACGAATATATGGATGTACGGACTCTACTGCAGCTAATTATAATATAGATGCTACTGTAGATGACGGTACATGTTTTGATGGAGCATTTGAACAATGTGTTAAAGATGCATTATTATCAGTATCCTTGATGGATTGTGAAACTAAAGAAGCAGAAAGAGCTTTAAAGTTATACGCTTTGTATGATGGATATAAACAAGCGGTTATGGAGAATAACCAAACTAAAATAGATAGATATATTGAGCAGCTTACAAACTTATGTAATGCTGAACATTGTGAATCATGTTAAAAATAAAATAAAATGGATAGAAATAGAGATTTATCACAACAACTAGCACGAGTAGAAACTAAACTCCAAGAACAAATGGATTTAGACTATGCTCGTCATGGTGTTACCATTGCTGTAGAAGGATACACTACTGAAATTACGGGATCTTTTTATGGTATAAAAGCTGACGGTTTAGGCACTGCAGGAGTTGTAATTAATGCTATGACTGTAGATGGTGTAGCAATAACAGATGATATTACTATAGCAAACGGAGATGTTTTTTATGGTAATATAACAGCAGTTACAATTGGTAGTGGCGGATCTGCTAATGCTATACTTTTACATAAAAGAGGACACGGACCAACTGTAGTATTATCATAATTATGGGGTACGGAAATGGAATGGCAGGATCTAAAAAAATGATTAGAAAGCCTGCAATTAGAACAAAGATGTATTCAAAAGAGTTTGCAACTTTTTATACAAATGCTATATCTACTAGTGGAGATTGTAAAGCCACTGTATTAGGATCTTTTTCTGCTACAGATGGTACTGTAACTTTTAGGAAAGGATACTCAAGAGTTAGATTTGTCTCAGACGATAGCAGTATTGATGTATATCTTTCTCTTAGAAATCTTACTGCTAGTGTAATATCTAGAGGAGCGCACTTAATAACGTTTAGTGCATAACATGAGTAAAAATTATAAATGGGTTAACTTGACGCCTGACGAGATCTGGGAACAGACATCTCCAAAAGTTCATAAAAATAAAAAAAAGTACAATTGTAAAAAGTTAAAACAAAATGAAACACGGAAAGAAAATGATGTACGGCGGTAAAAAGAAAATGATGGCCGGTGGTAAAAAAGCTAAACCAGCTATGATGAAAAAAGGTGGTAAATCAAAAGCTGGATTAAAAGCATTAGCTAAATCTCCTAAAGGAAGAGAAGCTGTTAAGAATATGGGATTTGATCCTGCAAAACTTAAGAAAGGTGGTATGATGATCCAGAAAGCAATGGGAGGTCTTATGAAAGCTATTAAAGAGCAAGATAAGGCTATGAAGAAAATGATGGGTGGATACGGAAAAAAGAAATAATGGAGATATTTAAAAACGATAATGCCTGGAACGAGAAAGCTGTCGTAGGATTCATAGCCTTTGCAGTTATGTGTCTAATTATGATAGCTGATCTCGTAACTGGTTGGGTAGGCCAAGACTTAGTTATAAATGAGTATGTATATAATTCATTTGTATGGATAGTCCTTGGCTGCTTTGGTATATCAGGCGTTGAAAAATTTGCTAAAGATAAATAGATATGGCAGCTTTTAAAAAACATAAAATGTATAAAGGCAGCAAAGTAGTTGTAGCTAAAAGTATGAAAGAGCATTTGGCTTTTAAAGCTAAAGGTTATAGTCATACTAAACCTAAAGCTAAATCTAAAGCTAAACCTAAAACAAAAGCTAAGGCTAAAGCTAAAACTACTGCTGTAAGAAAATATAAAAAAGGTGGAACTGTAAAGGATGCTTGTTATCATTCAGTAAAAGCTAGATATAGAGTATTCCCTAGCGCATATGCGTCTGGTGCAATAGCTAAATGTAGAAAACGTAAAGCAGGTAAAAAGAAATAGATATGGCAGTTAGAAAAACACAAGCGGGTCTTAACTTAAAAAGATGGTTCAAAGAGAAATGGAAAGATGAAAAAGGTAATCCATGTGGTTCTCGTAAGAATAAAAATACAAAGAAGTGTAGACCAAGTAAGCGAGTGTCTTCTAAAACTCCAGTAACGTGGAAAGGTGTAGGAAAGCGTAAAGCTGCAGTAGTAGCTGAAAAAAAACGTGTGGGTATGGGAAAGCGAACGTCTGCTCTTAGAAAAAGAAAACGTACAACAACAAGAAAGAAAAAATAATGTTAAGACTAATATCCCTTTTATTACTATTAACTCTAACAGTAAATGCTCAAGATACTATTTTAGACTGCTTTGGAACAGAAGCACCTATTTCTTGGTTAGGCGATGGGTTTTGCGATGATGGTTCATATGCTTGGAATGGAAATGCTATAAATTTTAATTGTGAGCAATTTAATTATGATCAAGGAGATTGTCCTTTACCTATAGATACAATTTTTGGCTGTACAGATATGTTAGCCTTAAACTATGTACCTGAAGCTAATTTTAATGATGGTTCATGTGAGTTTCCAATATTTGGATGTACAGATCCTGAATCTATAAATTATAATCCTTTAGCAGAGGCAGACAACGGTAGTTGCGCTAACGCAGCTTGCAATGATGGTGAGGCTAAAATATTATTACAAGTAACACTAGATCAGTATCCTGGGGAAACAGGTTGGATACTTACAGATGTTACTACTGGACAACCTGTAGATATGGTTCAAGCAGGTGAGTACTCTTACAATCAAGCAAACACAACAATACCATATCAACTCTGCATTCCTGAAACAGGTGTAGAACTTATACTTAGTGATACTTACGGAGATGGGCTTGCAGGCTCTTTATATAATGGAGGAACAGATGGTAACTTTATTATAATGGGAGATCTAGAACCTTGTGGTAGTATAGATACATTATGGCAAATGCCAATACCTAACTTTGGAAGTGCAGCCTACTCAGGTGTTATATATTTAGAAGACTGTTATGTGCCTTTGATAGAAGGATGTATGAACCCAAACTATGTTGAGTTTAATTCTGAAGCTGAGATTAACTTACCTTCAGAATGTGAAACTCCAAAAGTATTTGGATGTGTAAACGATACAATGTTTAATTATGCTCCTGAAGCAAATACCATGGAACTTATACCTGTGTGTGATTACACAATAACAATAGAAGACGACGCAGGCGATGGGTGGGGTGACTCATATTTAGCAGTGTTTCATGGACAACAACAATGGGTGTACACTCTTGGGCCTGGAATAGAATCACAATCTTGGGATATACAATTAGAATCTAATAAACCTGTTGAAGTTTATTACTTTGAAGTAAAAGCTCCTCAACAACCTATTGAAGAGGTGCAGTTTCAAACTATGCATAACTCTTTTAGAATTGTAGGGTTTGATGGTGTAGAACTTTTAGATGGGGGAACAAATCCCTTTGAAGATAATGGAATGGGAGCACTGCAACCTTTCCAGCCTCCTTTCTGGACTGTCTATAGTGCCATGCCTTATTGCGGAGATTACTGCGAACCTATAGTGTATGGGTGTATATACGAATACAATTTTAACAGTACAGTGCAAATGTTTAATTATAACCCTGATGCTAATACCTATGATCCAGAAATAGAGGCTTGTGAGCCTGTAGTTTATGGATGTACTGATGGGAGCATGTATGGTTATAATATTTTAGCTAATATAGATGATGGTTCTTGTGTTCCATTTATGATTGGGTGTATGGATACAGCAGCTTGGAACTATCAAGTTTTAGCAAATATGCCAGACCCTGAATCTTGTTTGTATTTTGGATGTACAGATTCTATTGCGCTTAACTACGATAGCACAGCAAACGTAAACAATGACAACTGTATATACCCTATTCTAGGATGTACTCAACCAGAAGCTTTTAATTTTGAAGTGGACGCTAATGTTAATGACGGTACTTGCATTCCCGTCTTAATAGGATGCATGGATCCTACAATGTATAATTATAATGAAGAGGCGAACACAGCAAGCGATAATTGTATTCCTTTTATATTTGGGTGTACTGATACTATTGCATTTAATTATGACCCTATTGCTAATACCGATAACGAATCTTGCACTCCAATAACGCCAGGGTGCACAGACCCAAATGCATTTAACTTTAATGCAGAAGCTAATACAGAAGATTTTTCTTGCCTGGATATTATATATGGTTGCACTGACGAAACTGCTTTTAATTATGATTTATTAGCAAATACAGATAACGGAGGATGTATAGACGTGCTAGAAGGGTGTATGGACCCGCTTGGATATAATTATGATGCTGTATACAATACAGATGATGGAAGTTGTTTATATGATGCAGGCTGTATTGATGGTCCTGGTATTCCTTATTGGTTGAATGACACGTGCTATGCTTGGGTTATTTTAATAGATCCTTATTGTTGTAATAATTCTTGGGATGATAAGTGTCAGCAGATATATTGGAGCTGTTCTTGGGATAGTCCATTAGATACAAGAGATTTATTAAGAGGACACAATGTAGTTATGTATCCTAATCCTATGGGTGATATGTTAAATATACTAACAAATGGCCCTGTAAGTATAAAAGTATACGATATATCAGGTAAGCTTGTAATTAAAATAAAAGAAAATCAAACACATAAAGGATTAAATCAGTTAGATGTAAGTTTATTATCAGCAGGTATATATAATTTTAGCGTAACATATAATGGTAACACTAGCACTAGAAAAGTATTAAAGAAATGAAAAAATTATTATTAATATTATTATTTATTCCTTTTTTAGGAAACGCACAAGGTTTACATAAAATATTTAAATATTCTACATTTTATGCTGCAGTTAATGGTGGTACATCATTAGGTGATGATCAGATATGGTCTATAACATCTGGTACATTAGAAGAACAAACAATAGAAACACCTTTTGATTACACACTATCCATAGGTATAAGAAAAATAAAACGATTTGGCTATGAAAACAGGGCTCTTACTTTTTATAATGGTACAGAAAATTCATACAGTGATGCCGCCACAATTGGTAGAGTTGATGGTTTTGAATATTTATTCGAGGCTGACTTTGTAAGAAGATTAGGTGTCAACTTTACTAATCAACATCACTTTATAAGATACGTTGCTGATAAATGGGTTAGCAAAGTAGAGTACTTAGAAGACGGGTTTGCAGATATAAAATACTTTGAAGCATCAGAAAGGTTTAGATTAAAAATAGGTGAAACAGGTAAACTATCTGTAAATGTGGGAGCAGTTCAACGTTTAGCAGAACCATATGGGTTTGACCCCCTGGCAGACTGGGTTCTGGACAATGGGACATTACACTATACATACTTGGCACTTCAAGAGGGATACACTATAACATTAGATGGACAGTATTCAGCACCCAATGGAGAAGTGGTAGCTAGTAGTCAAGAAGTTTGGGAAGAAGTTGTTATACCGCAAGTAATAGATGATTATGTGGAAAAGCAAAGAAATGCAATATCTAGTATAGTAGAATACTCTGCAGTATTAGGATTTGATTACTATCATTTTACAAAAGACTTTTGGTTTCACAGCTGGGGTAACATTATGCCTTATCATGTAGACACAGGTAACGAATACTCTTATTATAATTACAAGGGTAAACAATGGTTAGATTACTCGGCAGGACTTATATACGGTTATAGATTTAATAAAAGTCTAGGCGTATTTATAGAAGGTAGATACAATAAGTATTGGAACAGACAATGGCACAACTTTAGCGTTGGCCTTAACTATGTAATATTTTAAATATGGCAAAAGAACTAAACGAAGACACAACTCTAAAACTGAGTATAAAAACATTAGCAGGAATAGCAGTGTTAATCTTCACTCTTGTAGGTATGTGGTTTACCCTACAATCGGATATATCAGAGGCAAAGGAATTACCTAAGCCTCCAGACCCAGAGATTACTCGCATGGAGTATGATATGAAAGATCAATTAATACGTCAAACTATTATGACAACTCAAGATGATGTAAAAGAAATTAAAACTCAAATGCTGAGAATGGAGGATAAGATTGATAAATTAAAATAAGTGTTATGAAAAAGTTATTATTATTATTAACTCTTCCTTTTACTGCTTTAGGTCAAGACTTTTCTAGTGGAATGGTTGCTGTTGAATTTAATGCTAGTTTTAATAAAGCTAACCAGGTAGAGTGGTTACCAAAGTTATCAGATTGTGAAACAGAAAGAGTAGATATTACATCTGATTCTAGGTGGTCTAAAGAATATAAGATAGTTGTTGTTCCTACTATTGTTATATTTAACAACAACGAAGAAGTAAAAAGATTTCAAGCTAATATTATGATGACTATGGAGGCCACTATAAAAGAAGTGCAAGATTCTATAGATGAAATTGTAATGGAAGCATTTTAAATTTAATATATGAGACTAAGTAAGAATTTTGTATTGTCAGAGATAACTCGAAGCAATACAGCAAGAAGAAAAGGAATAAGTAATGAACCAGAAAAAAAACATCTGGCTAATCTCCAGACTATCATTACAGAGCTTGTTCAGCCTATGCGCAATGCTATCGGTCCTATCCGTATTAGCAGTGGTTATCGCAGCCCGAAACTCAATCGTGCTATTGGGGGAAGTAGTCGCAGCCAGCATTGTAAAGGCCAAGCGCTGGACCTCCAGTTTTGGAAAGACGGAGAAATGAATAATAAGGTTATTTATGATTGGGTGCTAGACTCAGGTTTAGAATTTGATCAGATGATAAACGAGTTTGATTTTGCATGGATACATATATCATTTAGTTCAGGCCAAAATAGAAAGCATGTGTTAGAAGCTTATAAAAACGATCAAGGTAAAACAGCTTACAGACATGCAAGTGATAATATAAAAACACTTTAATGAGTAAACTATTAAAATTTTTAGGCGGAAACGTTATAGAAAAAGTAGGAGGGGTACTAGACAATCTAACTACTACTGAAGAAGAAAAACTAGCTGCTAAACAAGCTATGGAAGAAGTTCTTATGCAGGCAGAAGCGCAGGCGCAAGAGCAGGTTACTAGACGTTGGGAAGCTGATATGAAGTCTGACAACTGGCTTAGTAAAAATATAAGACCATTGATATGTATATTTCTTACAGCAATGTTTGTAATTATTTCTATATTTGACGGTAATGCTGGAGGCTTTGAAATAGCTCCATCATATGTTCCAATATATCAAACTTTATTAATAACGGTGTATGGGGCTTATTTTGCTGGAAGAAGTATAGAGAAAATTAAAAAACAATGATTCAGCAACTAGACAGAGCAGGGAATGTTATTGACGAATTCTCTACTATGTATGAAGCTAGCAATGCGTTAGGTATAGATCATAGTAACATAGCTAAAGTTATTAAAGGTGTACGAAAATACGCAGGAGGATATGGTTGGAAAGAGAGTCAAAATAATGTAAACGAAACACAAAACATAGGGGATATAGACCCCGCATATATACCTGAACTTGATTTACATCTAAAAGAAAGGGGAATAAAAAAACAAGATGTTAAGTCAGTTAAACACTGGCAAGCTGCTAATGGCGATTATAGATTTTCTGTAGTAACAAAAGAAAATGGATTTGATCTTAAGCAGTTTAAAAAAGAGTTCTTTGAAGAAATGAAAGAGTATATCCCAGAAGTTGCAGTTCCTAACTACAATTTTAAAAAGGGATCTCTTGTAGCTTACGAAATATCTTTACCTGATTTTCATTATGGTAAGATAGGTTCTGTGTCTCAAAAAGATAATAACTTAGATTTTATAAATTCTGTTAAAGAGTTACATAAAAGAGCTGAGGGATTAAACATAGAAAAGTTTATTTTACCTATAGGTAATGATGGATTAAATTCTGAAGGATACAGCAGAGCAACCACTAAAGGTACGCCGCAGCATGACGCTGAAGAGTGGCAACAAACCTTTAGAGGTTATTGGAAATTATTGGTTAAAGCTATAGATTATCTATGTGCGTTTGCACCTGTAGATGTTATAGTAGTGCAAGGTAACCATGATTTTGAACGTATGTTTTATATAGGAGAAGTAATAGAGTCTTGGTATAAAGACTATGAACCAGTGACAGTAGATAATAGTTATGAGTCAAGAAAATATTACCAATACGGAAAGAATATGCTTATGTTTACACATGGGGATAAAGAGAAGCCAGCAGACATGCCCCTTCTTATGGCAACCGAAAGGCCAGCAATGTTTGCAGCATGCCCTTACAGAGAAGCACACTGCGGACATCAGCACAGAGAAATTGTTAATACGTACCAAGGAGTAAAAGTTAGATTCCTTCCAAGTATTGCAACACATGATGCTTGGCATAAAATGATGGGGTATTACTCTAAAAGAGAAGCGCAAGCTTATATATGGAATAAAGAAAAAGGATGTGAAGGATATTTACAAGTTAATTTAAACTAAATGGCAACAATAAAAGAAATAGTATACGATATTAAAAATCTTATACGCGGAGGACAGCAATCAGATGATGAGATAATTTCAGATCGTCAGATAGAATTTCAAATAAATAGCTTAAGAGCTCAGTTTATAAGACAAGATCTGAATAAACGTAGAAGTATTTCTGATAACATTAAACAGGTTATACATTGTTTAGATGTAGAACCTGTTTCTGGAAGCACTTGTGGGTTACCTGCAGATTTAAAAATAATGAGGTCTAAGCATCAGATACCTAATCCAATAGAGACATCTCACTCAGATCTAATAACAAGTATAGGGCCTACAGGAATATTAGCTACTAATTTTCAGATGATACCTTATAACAGAGCTGCTTGGATAGGAACTAATAAATATACAAAACTTATGACTTTTGCATTTTTGTTAGATAATTTTATTTATATAACAGGACCAGACTCTAAATATTTAGAGAAAATAAAAGCAGAGGGGGTGTTTCAAAATCCAAGAGAAATATCAAATTTTGTAGACTCAAAAGGTAATCTTTCATATGATCCAGATAATCATGATTATCCTTTATCTACTTCTATGTTAGATTTAATAAAATCTTCTATGTTAGCTCAAAACATGAAGCCTTTTATAGAAACACTAACAGATAATTCTAACAATTCTAAATCTGATTTTCAATCTAACACTCAGAAATAATGTTTAAAAACGCAAAAAGAGGAGAAGGTAATTATAAAAAAGATTTTGGATCAAATGACATATATATGTATTATAAAAATAATACAATACCAGAACTTCAAGTTAGTAAGAAAGAGTTTAGAAAAATATGTGATGAGTTTAATAAATTAATTATTGATGAGATATTAATAAATTCAGAGGAGATTAGAATGCCTTATAGGTTAGGAACTTTAAGAGTTAAGAAATCTAAAATGAAGTATGATGATAAAAATAAACTTAAGATTGACTGGGCAGCCAGTCGAAAACTAGGAAAAAGAATTTATCATCTAAATGATCATACTGGTGGATATAAGTATAGATTCTATTGGACAAAAGGTATAGTTAAAAATGTAACAGCATATTCTTTTATACCAACGAGAACTAATACAAGAACTCTAGCAGGTATATTAAAAGATAAAAATAGAGAATTAGATTATTTTATGTAATTATGGCACAGAAAACAAAAGTATTTGCACCAGAAGGTTATCATTTTATGGTAACAAGAGAAGGAAACTTCTATTTAATGACAGGAGCTTACACTCCACATACACTAACTAATGGAGATAAATCTAGTGAGTATGTTATGATGACGTATAGAACTAGTCACCCTACAGAAATGGAAGGAGCTACAACTACTACTACGACTACTAGAACTGCAACTAGAACAACCGCCAGAAGAACAACACCAACAACTACTAGATCAACAACCACTAGATCAACATCTTCAGGTAGATCTGGAGGAGGATACTCAGGAGGAGGGGGTTACTAATTATGGCAGCTACTAAGAAAAAAGGTATGGGCATAAAAACCAGTGTAAAATCTGGTAATTTTAGATCCACTAAATCCGGAGCAGGTATGACAGCAAAAGGAGTGAAAGCTTATCGTAGAGCTAATCCTGGGTCAAAACTAAAAACTGCTGTAACTGGTGATGTAAAGAAAGGAAGTAAAGCAGCAAAGAGAAGAAAATCTTTTTGCTCTAGAATGTGCGGAATGAAAAAAAGAAGAACTAGTGCTAAAACAGCAAGAGATAGAAACTCAAGAATTAATCAGTCATTAAGACGTTGGAGATGTAGATGCTAATATGGCAGTAATAAATAACATAGTGTCTTTTTGGAAGAGGGTTAAATTAAAATCCTCTGACATGTTTACTTTATTTAAAGTAGGTATTGGGATAAAAGTGCCTACACATAAGTTACATGTAAAAGATTCTAGTGATCCTATTAAGATAGAGGGTTTACAAAATGATACAACAGATCCTGATAAATACTTAACTATTGACTCTAGTAATATAGTTAAGTATAGAACAGGCTCTGAGGTATACTCTGATATAGGAGCTGCAACTGCACAAAGTATTACAGGAGCTACTGACACTGATGTTACTATAACTTCTGATAAAGAAGTTATAATAAAAATTGATGCAGACGACGATGATGCTACCGGAACTTCCAAACTTAAAGTAACAAATAACGCTGATACTGAAGTATTCTCTGTAAATGAATCAGGAGCTGTAAGTGTAACTGGTGCTTTAGGTTTAAATAATAGGATTACTAATACAGGTACAAATGATGATTTAACTATTGAGTCTGATGGTAATTTAACTTTTATTATTGATAAAGATGATGATGAAACTAGTCAATCTTTTTCTTTTTTAAACTACACTACTGAAGTAGCTAACATAGATGAATCAGGTAATCTTCAAGTAGATGGAGGAATAACAGTAGGATCAACATCAATTGTAAATAATAGTGGTATACTGCAATCTACTCCTGTAAACAATATTACAAGTTTAACTGGTATTTTTACTGGGTCAGCAAATCAATTAGTAACTGATGATGGGGATGGAACAGTAACTTCAGAAGCTAATCTTCAATTCTCTTCAGAAACTTTAAAAATAGGTGCTGATGATAATGGTATAGCTTCAATATATAGAACTGTTCATAGTGATGATAGTGGAGGTAGATTAGAAATTAGAAGTGGGGATGCTACAGGAACTAATAAAAGCGGTGGGGATTTAATGCTTGAAGGAGGGAAAGGTACTGGATCAGGCACTGGGGGCAGTATTCAATTTTACTCACATGCTGCAGGAAGTTCAGGAGATACTGCTGGAACATTAACTGTAGTAGGAGAAATAGACTCATCTGGTAATTTACAGATAGATGGAGATTTAACTGTAAGTGGTAATGACATTAAAGATGATGATGGTACAACATGCATAACGTTTGACTCTAGTGGTAATACTTCAGTAGGTGGAACTTTATCATGTGCAGACTTAGATATTACAGGTACATCTAATGCATTAACAGTAAATCCTCAAACAGGTAATGTAGCTATTAACTGTATAAGTACAGATGCAGATTGTATGGTTAGAGTTCAAGATAATTCTACAACAGGTACAAATGTAATAGGCTTTGTAGCTACAGGTGATGATTCTATTATCAGAAATGATGAAGGTAATTTTAAAGTTAAAATGGCGAATAACGCTACAGAGACTTTAACGTTAGACCAATCAGGTAATCTTACAGTTCCAGGAGTAGTTACTAGTAAACAATATCAAGTATTCCCAAGTAACTTTATAGATGATCTTAATACTAGTGAAGTTTTTATACCAATACATGGTACAACATTTGAACAAGCTACCGTTTATCAAGATGATGTAGCTTTATTAGCTCCTTGTGATGGTAGAGTAGTGTCTGTTGATATTAGTGTATTAAGCGTAACAGGCGCTGCAGATCTTACTATTAAAGTTTATACTAGGGGACCTAATAACTCTGGCACAAGCTTAGCTAACTGGACTGAAGAAGAGTCTGAGGTTTTACCTATAGAAGCTTCTGATGATAACCACGTTTTACATTTTGCTTTTAGTAATGCTAAACATTTTGAAAGTACAGAAAAATTTGCAATATCAATACAAGCTAGTTCAGATATAAGCAGTAACACATATTTTTACACAACAACAGTTGTAGAATGGGATTATAGTACTTTATTAGGAACTAGTGCAGAATTTGATGCTGCACCATAACATTAAAATAATATAACATGGCATTAAACGGAAAATATATATCACTAAAAGCAATAATGGAACAGGTATATGCTGATAATGGCTATCAGTTTGAGTTACCTTGGGCTGATTGTATGCAGTGGACAGAAGAAGCTCTTAATTTAATAGGTCACCCTAGACAATATATAAGAAAGGTAACTGGACACAAAGAAAATCCAGATCTAGCTATAAAAGACTACAGAGCTCATTTGCCTTGTGACTTTTATCAGTTAGAACAAATAGCTGTAAATGGTAGACCTGCTGAGTATGCTAGTAATACCTTTCATCATTTATTATCTGGAGACTGTTGTGGTGTAGATGAAAATATGAACTCAGGATTATACTATAATAATGAACAAATTATTACTAGAAATTGGGGGCAGGACGTTCTTACATATGATGAAACAACCCAATCATATTCTTATCAAGCCAGAGACTTAGAAGACATGGAGAATCTTAACTTGATGTCTGATGGTACTCAGGAGTTTTATTTAGGAAATGGAGGGCACCAAGAAAGTAGACGAATTACTTTTGATATAAATAATAATCACATAACCTTATCTGAAAAAGAAGGTAATGTTTGTATTGCTTATCTAGCTGTGCCTACAGATGATGATGGTTTACCTTTAATACCTGAAGATACAAGCTATCAACTAGCTATAAAAAAGTATCTTACAATGAAGATAGACTATATAGCTTGGAGGAAAGGTGAACTTAGATCTGATATATTCCAACACTCAGAACAAGAGTGGCAATGGTATGTAGGACAAGCAGGTAATAAAGCTAAAATGCCTAGTATAGATCAATTAGAAGGGATTAAGAATCAAGTGATGCGATTGCTTCCTAACATAAATGCACACGAAACATTTTTTGCAACTCAAATATCTCCAGAAATAAGAAGAAATTTTAATAGATAATGAAGGATCAGCATATAAATACATTCCAAAATGGAATGCAAAAAGATTTAGGGGCTACTATTCCTCAAGAAGGTTCTTATACTGACGCTAAGAATATTAGAATTATTTCAGGAGGCCAAGAGGGTCAATCTGCAATAGCAGTTACTGTAGATGGTAACACTCGAAAGCTAGAAATTAGACATGAATACGGGTATAACTATCAAATAAATACAGCAGTTAATGAAGAAGGTGAAATATTTAACTATGAAATTGCGCAAGCCTTTACTTATTTACCAACGTCAATTATAGGATACACTGTTATTAGAAATACTTTAATTGTATACACTATAATAGATACTACCTACACAGTAGGAACTTCTGTTTTTCCAGTTTACACTAATGCAATATATAAAGTTGATCTAGATACTACTCAATACTCCCTTATATTTGAATCAGAGGATTTAAACTTTAGCTTAAACCATCCTATACAATCTGTTGGAAGATATGAATCTGAAGATGTACAAAGAGTGTATTGGACTGACAACTTAAATAGTATTAAGAGTCTTAATATAATGAATCCGCCTGATTTAATAGAGGAGTTAGAACTATCTCCTTTAGTAGAATTTTCTAATATAAATATATCTGCAACTTCAGATAAAGGAAATTTATTAGCAGGTATGTATCAGTATTGTTATAGACTTAGTAATGATAATGGAAATGTTACAAGATTTTCTAACCTATCTAATTTTGCTCATGTTTTAAATGGTAATGAATATTGGCGTTATTCAGAAGATCCTGAAGATGGTTCAGAATATAGTAACACTACTCCTGGAGAAGAAACCTCTAAAGAAATTAGCGTCTCAGTAACTAATATAGATACATCATTTGACTACATAGAAATTGCAGCAGTATATAGTAGTGGATTAAATAGTATAGATAGTGCAACTTTATTAACTAAAGAACTTATACCGCAAGCTTCTAACATTACAGTTAAACACTTAGATAATTCTCAAGGATCTCCTATTACAATAGAAGAAATAACATCGTTTAATACAGTACCTATACAAGCTAAAACTATAGCCGAAAAAGATAATAGATTATTTTTAGGTAATGTAGCATATGCTGAAAATTCTTTACAGTTTAATGCTATAGCGGTTAGATATGCACGACAAGATCAAGTAAAATATCCACACACAGGATCGGGAGCTGGAAATTTATATACTTATGTAAATAATAATGTTCTTACTACTTCTGAACCTGTAGAACAAGATCTAATTAACCCATATAATAACTACTTTGAAGAAGAAGCCCCTGAAGATCAGGTGTACAAGTTTAAATTAGATGGTGTTACTTTAGGAGGTCAAGGGCCTTATGTATCTTATGAGTTTACTAAAAAGAAACTACCTGGAAACAATAGCGGATGGAGCTTACCATCTGAGCCTCCTATGATGCAGGGTAATTTTGATTCTGTAGCATATTGTGCTGTAGGAGAAGGCGGAGGGGATTATAAATCACCAGCAACAGCTTCTACGTATAAAGGCTATCAAAGGAATGAGGTTTACAGATTTGGTGTAGTTCTATATGACCTCCAAGGTAATCCAGGATTTGTAAATTGGATTGGAGATATAAAGTTTCCAGATTATGCAGACTTTGATCGCCAAGGTAAGGGAGGAATATATAATTACACTATTGCTCAAAACTATGCTACAAACAGTGGGACAAACTATCTTATAAACAATAATGAGCCTAATGCATATAATAACATAACCAACTATATTGATATAGTAAATGATTATGGATATAGTTTTGGTAATCAAGACGAAGCATTTGAACAAATAGCTCAACAACAAGGATATGATAATATTTATAGTACATTTCCACATAACGGCACTGCTCCAGAATATGCAGGAGGAGATCTTTATGCTTTAGGTATTGAATTTACAGTAAATATTCCTACAGAGTTAAGAGAAAAAGTTAGCGGATATAGTATTGTGCGGGTAGAAAGAAAAGAAGAAGATAAAAGTGTTATAGGGTCAGGAATACTAAACTATCTAACATCGCATCACCATGGAGGTACAGTGTACCATTATTTTGATACAGATTTAGAATATAAAAGAGGAAATAATGACTTTTTTAGTCAAGCCGAAGCCGGTCTTGGAGGTAATTATGCAAATGTATTAACTCATGAAAGAGTATATAATAATATATTTACAATAGATTCACCTGATTTTGCATTTAATAATACTTATCCTTCAGGAGAATGTTTACATATAAAAGTTGCAGGAGCTTTAAATGGAAGAACTGAAAGTGATACTGGAGTTAATGTAACACATTCTGCTGCTGTATATACATCCCATTCTTTAGCTAAATCTGAGTTTTATTTATTTTCAACATATCCAATACAATTTTCATCTAAGTTTTCCAGAGCACAAAGAATTCCTATAGAGTCAGTGCCAAATAATGCATCTCTATTAATAGGTATGCAGGCTGAAGAATTAAACGGTTATCAAGGAGATAATGGTTTTTATAATCAAAGCTGGAACCCAGGAACAAACAGTTCAGCGAGTCCTAATCTAAAAACTGGTATAGGAGAAGATTCATTATTCGTAATAGTTCCAACTAGTTTTCCTGCAAATTCACCAAATGCAAATATACCTTGGCATAAGTGGATAAAACAAAATGATGAAAGCGGTTCTTCAAAATCAAAATTACTAGTTTCTGTTATTAGAAATTTAAGTAATACTCAGTATGGAGGTAATTCATTTGTTAGTAGAACTAAAAATACATACATATCAACAGGGCACATTGCTAAAGTAAATGACAGTACGCCACAAGAGGTTTGGGGAGGTGATATGTATGTAACTATGTATGATTTAGAAAAACTTAGAATTCCTCATGAATCAATAGATGGTAATGCAAATGCTTCTAAAAAGAGTATGAACTTTGCATTTCCTGTAGAGACTACAGTTAATACTACATTAAGAGGAGGTTATCACTTTGGTAATAAAACAGACTGGAATTCAAGTGAAAATCAATTACTAAACTCATTTGAATTAAATCCATTGTATTCACAAGAAAATAAAACTTCTGTATTTATACCTAAACCTTTTAACTTTAGTGAATCTCAAAAGCAAGATTCAAAGATAGCATACTCTAATGCAAAAATAAATACTGAACTAACAGACTCATGGAAAATATTTAAAATAGAAAATACAAAAGAAGTAGATGGAGCCTTTGGAAAGTTAAACAAATTAATTGTAAACAATGACATAATGTATTTTTTACAAGATTATGCATTTGGTAGGCTATCTATAAATCCTGTATCTACAGTAGTTGACCAGTCAGGCTCATCAATTGTACTTGGTACCGGCTCTGTGATACAAGATATAAATTATGTGTCTAATAGTATTGGTTGCTCAGATCCATTATCAGTTATAGAGACTCCTAAAGGTGTGTATTGGTATGATATAAATAATAAAAAAGCCTATGCCTTTAGAGCTAATGGTTTAGAAAGTATATCAGATACCCACGGAGTTAAATCATTATTTAACTTAATTTCAGATGAAGTTACAGAGTCTTTCCCAAAAATAGTTTTAGGGTATGACTATAGAAATAATGAAGTTTTATACAGTATATCGGATATGACTAAAACTAATTTAGGTGAAACAATAGTGTTTAGTGAAAGTATAAATAAGTTTACATCTATTTATTCCTATTACACACCTATGTTTTTAAATATGACAAATTCTTTATTATCACTAAATCCTGAACTAGGTGAAAGAGGCGTTATTTATGAACATAATTCTTTAGACTCAAATCAATGGTATCAAAATAATTTTAATACAGAAATAGAATTTATAATCAATAAACATCCTTTAAATTCTAAAGTGTTTGATAATATTGAATGGTATTCAGAGTCTAACTTGCCGGGAGTAGATGTAGTTAATTTAGCTACGTTCTCAGATTCTTTTAACAGTAAAACTGTAGAGCTGGACAATTCGAGTAGTGACCTATATTTTCCATACAAAGTAATAAAAGAAAAGCTAACTAAATTACCTGTACCAAGAACAGAAGCTGAGTATAGGTTTAGAGATACATATTTAAAAGTATTGTTATCTACAAACTCAACTAGTAAACTACTATTACATTACGTAAAAACCTTATTTAGAATTTCTCGAAGATAATAAAATAGAATATATTTGCTAATTATGAAAAAAATAAATAAATACGACAACGGAGGAGATCCACCAAAAAAACAACCAGACTATTTACAATACAAAGGACCTAATTATTTTATGGAGGGTAACCCTGCGTTTGATCTAGAAACTTATCAGAAAGCCATCACTAGAGATAGCACTGCATTATCAGATGCTTTTTTTCCTAAGTATATGTTTGATGAGATGAAGCGTCTACAGTTAAATAGACAGCTACGAAATAAAATACAACCTTACACTGAGGCTGAGATTAGAGATCTTAATCTAGTTGGAGAACAGTACACTGGTCCTGCAGTAGACATGGATATGTTTATGCAACAGTATATGGATAGTGGTATAGATGATAGAAAGTATGGTGGTAAATCTAAGTCTAAATCTATGGATGTAGACTATGAAGCTGAAGGTGGAGAAGTTGTTATAGGTGATATAGCTGTAAATAAAATGTACAATGGCGGTACAGCTAAACAATACAAGGGCGCTAGTATGTATATGCTAGGTGGGCCATCGCACGCAGAAGGTGGTATTGGTATTAAGATGAAAGGTGACAGCCCATCTTATGTATTCTCTGATAAACTAAAAGTAGGAGGTATGAGAGGCGCTACATATGCTGACATGGCTGCTAAGTTTGGTAATGAACTAGATGAGATAAATACTATGGCCATGGGTGGTGAAGCATCTGATAGAAATACAGCAGAAAGAATGCGTCCTAGAATCATGGAAGATGTAAAAGATCTATTCGATGATCAAGAAGAATTTAAAAGAGAAAATAATATAGACCAAGAGCCTAAAGAGGCGCAGTTAGGGGCTGCTTTTACAGCTTTAGCTCAGGGGGCAGGATTGTCTCCAGGATTAGCAGCTGCACAGTTCTTACCTGGATTATTTAATATTGGTAAAGGGTTGTTTGGAAGAGCGCCTGAAGTAGATTTAGGAAGAGTTGAGCCGCAGTATCAAGATTATCAAGACTTCTCTGGACTAGAAAGAAGTTATATGGGACAACAAGATAGATCTCTTGCAGGATTAAGAGCAGGACTAGAGGGATCAGGAGCTTCAGGTTCACAACTTAGAGCGGGATTCCAAGCAGGACTTAGTGGATCTCAAGCTAATGCAGCAAACTTCTTATCTCAACTAGGTCAAATGCAAGCACAAAGTAATAGACAAACAGATCAGTTTAATATAGGACAAGACATGAGAGCAGAGCAAATAAATGCACAAAGAGCTCTTCAAGAAATGCAACTAGAAGAACAAATGAACCCGGCCCCTGCATTTAGTCAAGGATTATCTCAAATTCTTGGAACTGTAACTAGCATGGGACAGCAAAAAACACAAAATGAGTTGTTAGGTAAGTTATTTGGAATTTAATAAAATTAATTATGGCAATAGATTTTGGAAAAGGTATAAGAGGATTTTTAGGTAGGGTACCAACAATAGACTACCAATATACTCCTATACCATTTAGAGAAATGTTGTTAGCGGGACAGTTAGCTGATCGTTCTCAACAAAGAAATACACAATTAAAAGACAATGTAAATAAATTATATAGACAAAATCTTTTACCTAAAGCACGTAATGTTTACGATCAAAAGTTTGATGCTTTTAATCAAAGAGTTGGAGATTATATAACACAAAATGGAAGTAACTTATCTGGGTTATCAGGGATATTAAATGATGAAGCATTTAATATACAAAATGATAGAACTCTTTTAACAGAAAGTAATAACTATAAAGTTAGAGAAGACTATATAAATACACTACAACAGAAAGTAACAGATCCAGACTTACGTCCTTATTATTTAAATGTGTCTGATGCACAATATGGACAAACAGAGTTAGGTACTAACTATAATCCTATGCTTGACTACTCTAGACTAAATGAAGAGAAACTTATGGATGAGTTATATACAGTAGCAGGTAAGTTAAAGTCTGAGACATTTGTAGATAGAATAGATGATCAAGGAACTCAAACAATACAAACTACTAAAACGGGTGTATCTGCAGATGATATAAGAAGTACTCTATACAATCATATAAATGAAAGTGAAAGCTTAACTGGATACATAAGAGATAAAGCAGCTGCACTAGGTGTAACTGGACAAGAGTATATAGATGGTAAAGTAAATAATATAGCTGCTCAACTTGAACAAAGAGGTGATGTATCTCTAGGTAAAAGAACTGCAGATCCTCTTGCAGGAGCTTCATCTGATAATCAATATACATTTACAGGACTTATATATAATGCACCAACTGAAGCATACTTTGGTACAGATAAAGCTCAAAATATAATTCAAAATTATAAGAATAATGCAGAAAATATGACTCTTAGTGAAAGAGTTAGTAAAGGTAGTATTATAAATAACATTACTAGAGAAGCAGGTCTATCTCTAGAAGATTTGAAAACTGTAGAAAAAAATTCTGTAGAAACTTTAGTAAATAGTAAAGTACCAGAGAATATTTCCATGCTTACAGCAGGAGAAGGGTTTAAACCTATTACAGGATTACGACGAGAAGCAACAAAAGAAACTCCTCATTACAAGTTTGAGGAAGCTGCTAAGGAGTATTTTAAAAAGGCAACAATAATTCCTGAATACAAACAGTTTGCAGATAAAACTATAAACCCAGAACAAAAAGCTGCTATAAATGCTTTAAATGCGGCAGAGCAATTCCAAAATTTACTAACTATAAACCAAACAAAAACAGATAGGACATGGGAAGATGCTAGCGGTAAAACATTTGACAATGTAGATAATCTTAAAATATCTGCTATATCTACTAGACCTTATTATGATGAAGTTTCAAATAATTACTATGTAAAAGTTATGGGTACTTTTGAATCTGGAAAAGATACTAAGGATACTAAAGAGTTTGATGGTATGCTTCCTTTAGAATCTGTGCTAAAAGCTAATTCAGGATTAAATACAATATATGGAAGCCCAGCAATGGTTGAAGCTTCTAGACTAATGATTGTAGGACAGACAGTTTCTGGAGAGTCGTTTAAAAACTATACAAAACAATTAGTAGAAAAAGATCCTAGTTTAGCAGATGTGTTATCAAATAATGTTTTAGGAGTGAGATTAAATGAAGACCGTACTCATTCTATAGTTGTAGTAAGTCCAAACGGTAAGCTAATATCAGCAATTGATGACGAAGCACTTACGAATATAAAAACTTTAACAGATCTAATAAAAAATCTTGACAAAAAACTTAAACAATAAATAAATATGCCTCAACACACTAACGGAGATAAAAAGCGAAAGTCAGTAGCTGCATCTCAATACGATAGTCTATTTGAATTACCACCATTAAACTTAAATCTACCAGAAATAAAATTAGATAAACCTAGTTTACCCGAAGGGTATATAGGTTTATTATCTTCAGAGGAGGTAGAAGAGCAGCAAAGCCTAGGAGTAAGATATACTCCAGGCATGAACATAATGAAAGAGATGTCCGAAGCTCAAGGGACATTGAACAAGATAGGTAATGTTTTAGTTAGAGGCGGTATAGGTGCAGCAGTGGCTGCAGTAGAATCTTTTGGTTATCTACTAGATGTAGAAAATCATATAGCTGCTCTACAAGGAGCAGACAGAGACTATGATAATTTTTTTACAAAAGGCCTTAGAGGGTTAGAAGAATCTGTAAGAGAAGACTTTCCTATATATACAGCAACACAAAATCCTGATATTGCATCGGCAGATTGGTGGTTTCAAAATACAGATCAAGTTCTAAGATCTATTGGGTACTTTTTACCTGCAGGCGCTTTATTTAAAGGTGCTAATATTGCAGGTAAAGCTATCTTTGGTACAGCTGCAAATTTAACAGGTAAATCCATATCTGGTTCAGCTGCCGCATTTGCTTTAAACGCAGGTAGCGCTTTAGGATCAGCAACATTATTAAACTATTCTGAACATGCAGTATCTGCAGCTAGGCACATAGAAGAAAATCTAGAAGAGCTTACTATTAAATACATTGCAAATGGATTAGATCCTGGACAGGCAGTAGAAGAGGCTAGAAGAACACTATCTGAGCAAGCAGCTGAAATTATAAAAGGCGGTAGAGTAAATATACTATGGCAATCTATATCACAAGCTAATTTATTTAGAGGTGTATCTCATACTAGAAGACTAGGTAAGTTAAAAGAAGCTACAAAGAATCAAGGAATGTTTGACGGCCTAAAAAGACTGGGTATAGAAGCAACTACAGAAGGGTTAGAAGAAGTAACCACTGGGTATCAAGAGACAGAAGCTCAATACAAAACAGATCTAGAGCTTGGTAAAGTTGTACCTGATAATAGACCAGCATTTGAAAAGTTTGTAGAGCATGCAACAAGTTACCAAGGTATAACTGAAGGGCTTTTAGGAGCTTTAGGTGGTGGTGTAGTAGGTACAGGTGTGTCTATATTTGGTAAAAAAGATAATATAGATGCGCTAGAGCAGATTAAAAAATCAGAAGAGGTATTGAGCGGATCACTCCAAGAGGCAAATGAAAAAATACGAGACCTTAATAAAAAACAAGTTAGAGAGCACGCAGTAATGAATGCTCTAAAAGGTACATCCCAAAACTTTATGGACGTATTAGAAACCTATAGAAATGCTACAGAAGAAGAAGCAAAGAATCTAGGTTTTGAATCTAACTATAAAGAACTAGCTGATGAATACATAGCAGATGCAAAGTATATAGAAGACGTTATAAATAACGAACTTCTTAACCCGCTTAGAGGTAGTCAAGCGGAAGCATTTGTACTAGTAAATAATAAGTTAAATGAATACTATGCTCTAAAAGATATAGAAAAATATAAATCTAATCTTACAGATCTAGAGGCACAGAAACAAAAGCTGTTTGAAGATATTGAAAACAATGTAGAAGATAAAGATCTGCATGAGATACGTAATAATATATTCAAGAGAGCTGCTTTACAAAGAACTGTACAAGGTTTTGAGAATAGTATACAAGAACTTAGAAGTCAAGCTAAACCTCTAACAAGAGAAACTAATGAAACGTTAGCAGGAGAAGTAAAAAACTTAGAGGATGCAAAAACAAAACTAAAGCAAAGAGAAGAAACTCTAGAGTTAAAAGTAAAAGACTATGCTTTAGGTAATGAGATTACTGTAGATGAAACTCTTGACAAGGTATCCAAATTAGAAAGCGCAGGAGATATAGATGCAAAGATAGAACTAACTGAAAGTCTACTAGAAGCTGGTAGAATACGTCGTAAGAACAATGCGCTTAGATACCAAGAGTTAGTAAGTAATCCTGAGTTATTGAAACAAGAAGCTGAACAAACAATTGCTCAAGAGAAAGCAGAACAAGCAAAGAGAGCAGCGTCTAAGAAAGCTAAACAACAAGCTCAGAAAAAACAACAAACACAATCTGCAAAAAAGAAAGCTAGAAATAGTCAGCCTGCACAAACTACACAGGCAACTACAGCACAACAAGCGGCCGGTGGAGCACCACTTACTGCTACATCACCTATAGGTGAAAAAGAATCTGTCAGTCCAGATCAAGTAAATAATGATAGACAAGAAACTTTAGATATAGCCAAAACAATTTCTCCTGCAAATTATATACAAGTTCAAGGTAAGCCAAAACAACTTTTAACTAAGTTTAGAGAATATATTAAAGATGTTCTTTTATTAGAAGGAATGGATATTGGGTATTCAAATGGTAATTTAGAGTATGGAGATAATATTAAAGTACCTGCCTCAATAATACAAGCAGGTGGAGGGGCTACAAGTGTTTTAGATATAAATATAGAAGATTTTATTAATGCTTATTTTGACGCTGCTCCACGTAAAAAAGAATCTCCTAGACCAAATCAAGTATCTGTAGACTACAAAGGAACTACTTATGCAGTCGATATGGAGGCTGGAGTTATTACAAATACAAAAACAAATAAGGTATTAAAAGGAGGAATAACTTCTCCTATAGGAAGAGCTGTAGTTGACAAAGCTATTGAAAAACAAGAGTCTTCTAGGGTAAGTAAGAATGTTACATCTACAAGCTTTTCATCTCCAGTATTTGATGGAGAAGTGAGCAATGGTGGAGAAGACATAGAATCTACTGGAGATACAAACTTAGAAAATAGTAGAGTAGCTCCTAAATCATTTAATCCATACTTTGAGATTGATGACCAAACACTAACAGGAAGACAAACAAACTCATCTTCTTCTCTTGCATTCTTATCTGTGCAATACAGAGAAGTAGAAATAGAAGGTGTAAAAGAAAAAGTAAGTACATCTAATACTAAGACTGAAGAATCTAAACTTATAGAGTCTAGTAGAGCAATGATGCCTAATAGTGAAGTTGTACTAAGATTAGTTAATAGTGATAATGTAGCTCTCACAAAAGAAGAATTAATATCTATGCCTAATGAAGACGTAGATAATTTAGCTGTAGCTGTATACCAAAACGGTATAAAATCAGCATCACTACACACCACAGATTGGATAGAATCTAGAGATAGTAATGGAAGACTGATAAACACAGCCCCTGGTAGACTAGAAGAAGAACTACAGAATGCTAGAAATATACGTAGAGCATTAGCTAGAAGCATTGATCAAAACAATGAAGTCAAAACAACTGTAGTATTTAAAGGCCATGGTAAGGTTTTACCTTTATACCAAGAAGATGGTGCAGGTAACTTATTACTAGTGGGTAATAAACTACAAAAAGTAAACAAACCTATAGACCAAGCATTACCGGATGTAGATAATATAAAACTAGGTATTGTAGATGGTGGTGAAATATTCACAGGAGAGTTTGCTTTAAAAGAAGAGACTGTAATAGATCTTAAAGATGCTAACTACACTAATGGTAGAGTAGTTGCTAACCTACCAACACCAAATGGTAAGATATTTCCTACAATACTATTTGTAGATAATGTAACTGCAGATCAAGCAAGCACTATAATAGGTGCTGCAACGGCATTCCAGAACGACCAGACAGAAACGTTTGATACTATAACAGAACAAACAGGGATACAGTTTGGTAGACAAGGAGATGCAGCAGGACTACATAAGTTTGTAAACAGATATACATTTGCTAGAAAGACATTCTACAGTTGGAATAAAGAAGTTGAAGATAACTTTGAGCAAGGCGCTGTATTAGTACACACACCTGAACTGGCTGCTTCAGAAGATGGCCAGGTACAAGGAATGCTACAGATAATAAATGTAGACCAAAGAGTGATGTACACAAACGATCCTTTGTTCTTTAAAAACAATCCTTCTTTTGTAACAGATAATGACATACGAGAGATAAAAGATATTAGAGAAGAAGGCGCTGCAAAAGAAGCAGCTCAATTACTACAAGGAAAACTCGTTAGTGTACAAAAACAAAACATAAATAAAAAAGAAGAGTTCAAGGATGTGATTCTGAACTTAGAGGGTGCTGTAGAAGATATAAGCACACACTCATCATACAATGCATTTAAAGGACAGTTCTTAAAAACTGATATAAACGGTAAGAATACATTAATTAATAGTGCAGGCGAGACAGAGTATACATACATGACTCAGCCATTAGTAATTGTAGATACGTCATTTGCAGAACAGGGAGCAGTAGTAAACGAAAGTGAGAATGCAAACCAGGCTGCAGAAGGATTATCTTTTGCATCACCTATATACGA